ATGTTAGCACAGGGTGTGTGCTAATCAATAAAAACGAACCCCGGAAATTCAATGTTTCCGGGGTTTTATTGTGCGTATTTTTGAAGAAAGTGTTCGTTGGTTTGAGTAGATTTTTGATAGTAATATGCGTACAATACACGCGTAATATACACGCAAGATACAACTCATTTTGTATAATATACGCATAATATACTGGGATTTTGAGCATATTTATACAGAAAAAGGGAGGCATAACCTCCCTTAAATTTTGTTGACTTCATCAATAAGCTGCTGTGTGGTTTTATGTGTATACACTCCCTTTGTGACATTGTTTCTCATGCTGTGGCCCATTATGAGTTTGATACAAACCTCATTCGCTCCGACATCATCCATGAGAGATGCGAACGTGTGGCGGCCGTCATGTGGTAGATGCTGCATACCGAGTCTGTTCATAACGGTGTTGAAATTTGCACTCACATACGAACCGTAGGTGTAGTGGTTTCCATACTTATTATTCACAAGAAATCTTCTGTTCGGATCAAACCGATTCTTTATTAGTGGCAGAATTTTATCTGCGATTGGTATTGTTCTGTCTGTGCCGGCCTCTGTTTTCATTCCTCCGATCATGTATTGTTCATCCAGATGCACATTATCCGTGGTTATCTCCAAAAGTTCCGTAGGTCTTAGGCCGGTGTAGATCGTAATGAGAATGAGGTCCACATTGTTTATCACATACAGTTTAGACCAAAGGATTGCGATTTCTTCATTGGTATATCGACTATGAATCTGTTCCGCCGGATCGACCCACGAATATACAAAGAACTTAGACAAATCTTTTTCTATATAGTTGTTCATCAGGGCATACTTGTATAGATTGTTGAGGATCGTGCGGATATTAGAGACAGTAGAGTTTGATTTACAGGTCCATTTATTGATACACTCCTGTACCTCATCAGTTCGTAGGGCATTAAATTTCTTGTGGTGCAAATCTGATAAGTGGTTGAAAGCAATCTCATAGTTCCGCCAGGTGTTTGATGAAATCTTATCTGGCAGAGACTTACGATAGTTCTTCCACTTCCCATACATCTCTGCAAAAGTAGGTGTCTCAGCATATTTAATATGTTCCGCAACCACATCGGCATTATTCAATTCCGACAGAAAAGCATAGGCGTGTTCTTGCTTGGCAAAGTATTCAAGATACTTGAATGTCTGCCGGTAAGCTATGGAATACTCATAGCCCTCTTCCTGCATCAGAGTCTCAGCGAACTCGCAGATGGCATCTGAGGAAATGGCAGCCCACATCTGAGCTTTTCTTTTCCATTTGAAGTTATACCGGTTGAGTTCCCGGCGGATATTAGACGGCGGATCTTTCGGAGCATCAATCTCTACAAATTCCGCAATTTCAGAAGTTCGGACAGCATAAGGCTTACGCCTCTTGCCTTTTAGTTTGATTACACTACCGTAACCGTTTGGCAGACGCATAATATCATCCTCCTTTTCCTAAAAATGGGCGTAAAAATGCCCGGTATATTGTTTTTCTACCGGGAAGATGATATAATGCAAGGTGTTCAGACGAGCATACATCGGCTTTCCGGTGTGTGTTTATAGATACCGTCTCTGTTGGTAGCAGAGGCGGTTTTCTATTTTAGTATTTCTGTCGGTTTTCAACGACTCTGCCAATGATTCTCACTGGCTTATTCTCAATTTCCTCATTTGAATAGAACATAGGCTCATAGGTCTGATTAAAAGGAATGAGTCTGATTCCACTAGGGAACTTTGCCAACTTTTTGCAAGTGGCACTGTCTCCATTGACTAACACAATGACAAGATCTCCTGATTCTGCATAGTTCTGTTTGCGGACAATCACAACATCCCCATTGCAGATACGAGGCTCCATTGAATCTCCCTTTATTTTTAGAGCGAAGAAATCTCCGGTATGAGCCAATTCCTCTGATATTTCCTCATAATCTATAACATCCTCAATGGCTTCAATAGGTATTCCGGCAGCCACATTACCAAGAACCGGTATGCGGATTGCTTTCTTAGCCATCCTCACTTTCTCGGGAGAAACAGATACTTTCATATTATCATCTAATTGATTAAAAAGTTCGTCGAAACTCATAAACATTCCATTTGCCGCTTTCTTTATTGTTGCCATGGACGGAACAGGTGGTTCTCCTGTTTTCGGATTGAGATTATTTTCAAGCTGGGATATGTAACCTTTACTCAAACCACTAGCTTTTGCAAATCTATCCATACTCATGCTATTTTCTTCTCTATATGCCCTTATTATCTGCCCTAATGTCATAAGAAAACCTCCTTTCAATGTTTAGTCCATTATACAATGCACTGAACAAAAAGTCAATTTTTTTGTAAAATGTGCTTGACAATAAATGTTTAGTCGGCTATACTCAAATTGTTCAGTCGAGCAAACATCGGACAAAGAAAGGAGGCGCAGTAATGGCGTATCGAATCAGAGAACTTAGAGAAAAGAAGAAACTTACCCAGGAACAGTTAGCTCAAATGTCTGGCGTAAGCAGAACAACCATAGTTCTGCTTGAAAACAACGAAGAGCACGAGGCTATGGTCGGTACTCTGAAATCGTTGGCGGCGGCTTTGAATGTCCCTGTCAGCAAACTTTTTACCCAAAAAGTTTAGTCGAGCAAACATGAAAAGGATAATCCACAACGAACTAAGGCACAGCAAAACGAACAGATTGAGGTAAGAAGCAATGAACAATGAGAGAGTAACACCAAAAAATGCAGCGAAAGAGTTGCAAATGGATGTGATTACGCTCCGTGAACTTATGAAAAGGGAGAAATTGCCTATTGGATATGCCATAAAGCGAGAGGGTAAATCCAAGTGGGGATTTTACATATATCGCCACCTTTTGGATCAGGAGAAAGAACGACTTGGTATAGGTTAAGCATCCGCAAGGATTGTTTAATAGATATTTTTGAGGAAAGGAGACGCACCATGAGAAAAGGTACAGTTAAATGGTTCAACGCCGCAAAGGGCTACGGTTTCATTACCGGCGAAGATGGAGTTGACGTGTTCTGCCATTTCAGCGCATTACAGATGGACGGTTACAAGACTCTCGTAGAGGGACAGCCCGTAGAATTTGATGTTGTTGACGGGACCAAGGGACCGCAGGCATCCAACGTAACAGTAATTCAGTAGCGGTTTAGGGGTAAGGCATTGCCGAACCCCATAAACAGAGAAAGGAAAATCCACCATGAAGATTTCAAAAATCACGATTAAGAGTCTTTTCGGAATCAAGGAATGGAGCGGAGACGGTAAGAATATTGAACTTGTCGGAGATAACGGAACCGGCAAAACATCCGTTATTGATGCAATCAGATATGCCCTTACCAACGCATCAGACCGTGAGTACATTATCAAAAACGGAGAGACGGAGGGAGAGATTTTTATTGAGACAGATAGTGGTCTCTCCATAGACAGAAAACCGAGACAGGGAATGACGGATTATAAATCTGTAAAGCAGAACGGCAATGTTGTTCCCAGCCCTGAAACATTTCTGAAAACCATATTCACTCCGTTGCAGCTTTCTCCTATGGAGTTCATCTCTATGGATAAGAAAACCCAAAACGCAACGATTCTGGATATGATTCAGTACGATTGGAGTCTTGACACAATCAAAGAATGGTTTGGAGAACTGCCACCGGATGTGAATTACGAACAGAACATTTTAGCAGTTCTGAATGACATTCAGGCAGAAAACGGTTACTACTTCACACACAGACAGGATGTAAACCGGGACATTCGTGCCAAGAAAGCTGTTATTGCAGATATTGGAAGTTCTCTTCCTATCGACTATGACGGAGAGAGATGGGAGAAAGAAAACCTCTCAGAACTCTATACGGAGATTGAGAAGATCCGTAAAAACAATGAAACCATTGAAAAGGCAAAACGTCTCAGAGACAGCCACGATGGAAAAATCAGAGGTTTTCAGGCAGACAAGGAAGTGAAACTGGCTGCACTCGACAGAGAGATGGCTTCACAGGAGAAGAACATTGAGAGTGAACTGGCAAAACTGAAAGAACAGATAAAAAATCTGGAAGAAAAGAAAGCCGGTCTCTCTGGGGCAAAGGAAGATAAGGCAAAAGTTATCAGTGCTGAGTATGAGGCTGCCGTTTCCAAGTATGAGGCTGAGGAACAGTCCTACGCAGAATACGCAGATATGGAAATCACACCTATTGACGATCTTATGGCAAAGGCCAATGAGACGGAGAAGATGAAAGGCCATATCAATGAATGGCGCAGAATGTTGTCTATTCAGGAGGAAGTAGCCACCTTGCAGAAAGAGTCCAATTCTCTGACAGAGAAGATTGAGTTGGCAAGAACTCTTCCGGGAACAATTCTGGAAACAGCAGAAATCCCGATTGAGGGATTATCCGTCAAGGACGGAATACCTCTTATCAATGGGCTTCCGGTAAGTAATCTCTCTGAGGGAGAAAAATTGGATCTCTGCATTGATGTGGCAATTCAGAATCCGTCCGGCTTACAGATCATCCTTATTGATGGTACTGAGAAACTGTCTGGGGAAAACCGCACACGTCTCTATGAGAAGTGCAAAAAGAAAGGGTTGCAGTTCATAGCAACCAGAACCACAAGCAACAATGAATTAACAGTTATTGAACTGTAGGAGGAAACACTATGGCAGGAAAGAATGATAACTTTGACGCACTTATGGCAATGATGGCACTCAAACACATTATGGATGATACGAAAGATATTGAAATCCATCCGTTCACTTGTGAAGTGGTCGTAACGCCTACATCAATCAGTTGCAGTTCTTCTGGAAATAAGGCATTTCTCGAAGATATTGACGGTGGAATGGAGTGGGCGGAGGAAACCAACAACCTCATCAAAGATATTATGTCTGAGCAGACGATAAAACTCACTGATTTGGTGAAAAAGAAATTTGGTTTCGATGCCGTTAAAGTTAAACCCAACTCCGAAGATGGTTTTGCGGATTTTTTGAAGAACCTTTTCGGGGGGGGTACAGACGATAGCGAATAAAATAAATAATCTGCCTGCCATAGCCTTTTCTTGGTAGGCAGATTCATAAAAATACAAGGAGGTTATTTATGGCAACAAAAGACACAAATTATTTAGTGGCAGTTCATAAAGGACTGGACGAAAGCCTTGAAAAACAGGTTGCAGCTCTGCCGGAGAAATTCAACAAGCAGAGATTTTTACAGAACTGCATGACGGTTCTGCAGGACGGACAGGCTGATTTTTCAAAATGTGAAGCACCGACCGTTGTGCGAACACTCTTAAAAGGAGCGTTCCTTGGTCTCGATTTCTTTAACGGAGAGTGTTACGCAATTCCTTACGGAAATCAGTGTCAGTTCCAGACTGATTACAAGGGAGAGATCAAGCTGTGCAAGAGATATTCGAGCAATCCTATTCAGGACATTTACGCAAAGGTAGTCCGCGAGGGAGATGAGTTTGAGGAAGTAATTGAAAACGGTAAGCAGTATGTCAATTTCAGACCTAAGACTTTTTCAAACGGAGAGATTATCGGTGCATTTGCGGTAGTCCTCTACAAAGACGGTTCCATGATGTACGACACCATGAGCAAAGAGGACATTGAACATACCAGACAGACATTCTCAAAGGCAGCAAACAGTAAGGCTTGGAAAGAAAGTTACGGAGAGATGTGTAAGAAAACAGTTCTCCGCCGACTGTGTAAGTTGATTGACCTCAACTTTGATACAGCAGAACAGTGTCAGGCATTTGAAGATGGTTCGGCATTTGATGTTAAGGAAAAACCGAAAGAGAAGTATCAGGCGCAGGACATTTACCAGTCTCACGATCAGAGTTCTCATAACGCAGATGAGAGTTCTGATGGTGTGATTGACGGAACATTCAAGGAAGTAGATGAGTAATCTTCTTAAACTTACCCCGGAGAACTATTACACCAAAGAAGCCAATATGCAGTATGTGTCCGTTTCTCAGTACAAAGAGTTCAACGGAACGACTGGAAAAATGGGTTGTGAAGCATACGCTATGGCGAAGCTCCGGGGAGAAGTCGAGGAAGTAACCACAACTGCGTTAATGGTAGGCTCCTATGTGGATGCCTACTTTGAGGGTACACTTCCTACATTTTCCGCACAGCACCCGGAAATCTTCTCATCCAGAGGTAAAACCGCCGGAGAGTTGAAATCCGAATACAAACAGGCCTCAATTATGATTGACCGTGCCGTGAAAGATCCAGTTTTTATGCAGTACATGGCCGGAGATAAGCAGGTTATTATGACCGGAGAAATTGAGGGAGTTCCTGTCAAAATCAAAATTGACAGTGCAGACGGCAGACGAATCACTGATCTCAAAACAGTAAAGAGCATAACAGAAACCTTTTACGCAAAGGACCTGGGGCAGAGACTTAATTTCTGCGAATGGTGGGGATATGATTTGCAAGCTGCCGTGTACAGAGAGATTTACAGACAGAATACAGGTGATCTCTTGCCGTTTTACATTTGTGCCGTCAGCAAGGATAAGACAGACAACATTCCTCATCCGAGAATCAAGGTTATTGAAGTTCCACCGCTGATGATGGATGAAAAACTGGCAGAGGTCAAAAACAATATCGTGAAAATCCAACGCATTAAAGATGGAGACATTGAGCCACTTAGATGTGAGGTATGCGATTATTGTGCCGATACTGAGATTCTGGATGGTCCTGTCTCCATGGATATGCTGATGGGAGAGATTTAATGAAAGATTCAATCGTAATTGATATGAAATACGCTGATTACGATATGATAGACGGCTCTTACGGTGTCGAGAGACACCATTTGATGGGTGGGGCGAACAGGAGCCATGCAGACGAGGATGGTCTGTGGGTTCCTTTATCGCCGGACCATCACAATTCAAGTAGAATGAGTGTTCATCACAACAAGGAAATGAAAGTAATGAGCCATATCATTGCACAGTTGGCGTATGAGCTTGAAATGGTATCTACCGGACAAGCCAAGGATAAGAACGAGGCAAAGGAAATGTTTCGGAGAAGATACGGAAAAACATTCGTATAGTAGGCGATACGCTTATTATAAATAATTCTTTAGAAAGGAAGTGAAAACAGTGGCAGAGAAACTTACATTGGCATCCATGTGTGCCGGAGGCGTTCAGGAACGTATCGACAGAGCGTTAGCGAAAATCTCAGATAACATTCTGGATTTGAACACTGATGCAAAGAAGAAACGTGTCCTTGATGTAAAGATCACTCTTACTCCCAATGAGGATGATAGAGAGGATGTTTCCGTTGAGGTACAGACTTCCGTTAAGTTAGCTCCTGAGATGGGACTGAAAACTCAGTTGTTCATCAATAAGGATTTCAGAAGTGGTGTTACAACCCTCACAGAACACGCAAAAGGCGCAATCAAAGGTCAGCTTACTCTTGATGAGTGTGGTATGTGCATGGACCCGGAAAAGGATTCCACACCGACAGCAGAGGAACTTGGATGCGATCCTGAGACTGGAGAGGTATTGGAAGAAAAATCTGAACCTCCAAAAGAGAGCACGAAAGTAATCAGCATGAGAGACGCAGTAAACAGTTAGGAGGATATTATGTTTTTCAAGGAAGCATACGAAGCTCTCAAACAGGGAGCTATCGTTAAACTGCCGGAATGGTCTGGATATTGGAGATGGGAGGATAATTCCATCAAAATGCACTGCAAGGACGGAAAAGTATTAGATATTCGTGAGACAGACAACGTTGACTACACGCTCACTTTCATCCTCAGAGATGATTGGGAGATTGCAGCCGGTTCCGATGTAAAAGACTTGAATATCCAGACATTCACATTCGGAGAAGCAGTACGCAGATTAAAAGCAGGGCAAAAAGTAACTCGTAAGGGATGGAATGGAAAGGGAATGTTTGTTGTTTACCAGAAAGGTTATCCGCAGGGTATTCCGTGTAATAAACAGACAGCCGAAGCGTGGGGACTCAATGAGGGAGATTTGTTTGTATGCAATCCGTATTTACAGATCCGTTGCGTTGACGGCTCACATTCCATGTGGGTTCCGAGTATCAATGATTGCCTTGCCGAAGATTGGTGCAGCGCACAGTAACAGGAGGAAAATATGTTAAAAGCAGCTATTGAGAAAATTCTTTCTCTCGATGCTCCCCATATTGAGGAAATTGAGGGAAGAACCTATGTAGACAAAGATATGACACAGATCGGCAAGGAACTCAGAGCAACCAGTATCACAATGAGTAATCTGAGCAGCCTTGTGGATTTCATCAAAAAGAGTAAAGCAGATTTCAAGACCGGTCATTACATCGCCCAGGTGGTATCTCCTACTGAGGTTCGTCTGTTCTCCAGTTTGGATGCAGACCGCCAGAGAGAAACACTGGCAGTTGTCAAAGCAGAGATCCCGGAGTTTTCATTCGGTCAGTTCATCGGAAACGAAGAGTTTGTTATCGGTGTGCAGTCCAAGTTCTTAAACGAGGATGCTGAGGCAAATGATAAGCCTATCATCTTACAGTTTGCCGGAAATGTTAAGGCCGGCACTGTTGCAGAATACGGAGACACCGGAGTAGGACAGAAAGCGGCAATCAAGAAAGGCGTTGCCTCTCTGCAGGAAGTTGAAGTTCTGAGTCCTTGCCGTCTGATGCCGTACAGAACCTTTACAGAGGTTGCACAGCCTATGAGTAACTTCATTTTCAGAGTAAAGGACAATGATCGTTATGGCGTTACCTGTGCCTTATTTGAGGCAGATGGAGGCGCATGGAAGAATGAGGCGAAAGCTAACATCAAAGCGTATCTCGAAAAAGAACTTGCAGATGTATCAAACATCTTTGTGATTTCTTAAATAATCGTAACCCGTAAATATGTATCTGCAATTATCTCCTAAGATTGGTCTCTGAGGAAAATATGTCACGAAAGCCGCAGAATACACAAACGGTTTACCTCCTTTTAAGAAATTCGATTAGTTAAATGGTATAAACCCCTGACAAGGATCTTTTGTTAAATTACCCAGGAGCCGTCATTCCGGCGGCTCCACCCATAATGACAGAAAGGAGGACTTAGGGATGCACAAGGTTGTTATCAAAGGGAATTACTACGGCAGCAGCCGAACTTTCCCTGATCTTAACGATTACCTCCATGAATGTGCCAAACACCCTCAAAAGGGTGCGAAAATGAAGAGGGATTACCAATTCATAGCCTGTAACGCTATCAGAACGCAGTTGCCGAGGCTTACGATTACAAACCCTATCATCATTCATTACAACTTCTATGAGCCGGATAAACAGCGTGACAAGGGGAATATATTTTCCTTTGCCGACAAGGTTTTTCAGGATGCTTTACAGAAATGCGGAGTGATTAAAAACGATGGTTGGAAAGAGATTGACAATTTTACGCATGACTTCTATGTGGATAAGAAAAACCCAAGGATTGAGATATTCCTTGAAGAGATAGAGAAAGGACCGTTCGATGGCTGAGAAAAAGTATTTTTGGCTCAAAATGCCCCGGAACTTCTTTGAAAAACACTATATCAAGATACTTAGAGCAAAGGATAATGGCGATCTTTTGGTTATGTTCTATATATGGATGATTACAGAGTCAATCGACCATGAGGGCAAACTGCGATTTTCCGAAGATATTCCATATGACGCAGAAATGTTGGCGGAAGCGTCCGGTTTTGCGTTACAGATTGTTACACAAGCGTTACAACAATTTTCAAAATTACAGCTTGTGGTTACGGAAAGTGACGGCACGCTATTTTTACCAAAATCTCTGAAAATGATTGGGTCTGAATCGGCATCCGCACAGAGGGTTAGGGAGTATCGGGAGAGAGAAAAAAACAAGACAAAACCCACTGAGACACCCGAAAACACTGAATGTAACGAACGTGTAACAGAGAGTAACGTTGATGTTCAAAAAGGTAACATAGAGAAAGAGTTAGAGAAAGAGTTAGAGAAAGAAAATAAAAAAGGGGGAAAGAGGGAAACTACCCAATCAATTTTTGAAAGGCTTCTCCCTGAGTACACCATCTCTGATGTAATGGCAGATAAACTTCGCGAATGGTTCAAGTATAAAACGGAACGGAAAGACGGATATAAGGAACAGGGCATGAAATCGTTGTTAAAACAGGTTGCCAATAAGGTCTCTGTCTATGGAGATACTGCCGTATGCAATCTTATTGATGAATGTATGTCGAATGGATGGAAAGGCATTATTTGGGATAAATTGCAATCATCTTCTGCATACAGAAATAGCGGAGATCGCATTGGAAACAGAGTAAAGGATGTGGATGGCTGGTAATGGAAAGAGAAGAATTTAAGATTTTGGTAAAAGCTATGAAAGCGGTCTACGCACAGCCGACATTCATACCAGATAAAGACGCTTTCGATGTGTGGTATGGATTATTACAAGATCTTCCGTATGAGCAGGCAAATTTGGCGATACAAAAGTACATGACGAGTGAACGTTTTCCACCAACCATCGCAGATATTCGCACTAAAGCAACGGAGATAATTGCTCCGGCGGAAGAAAGCATGAGCGAACTGCAGGCATGGGCGTTGGTACAGAGGGCGTTAAGGAACTCCGGTTATAACTCAGAAGAGGAATTTGCAAAACTGCCGGAGGCGTGCCAAAGAGCTGTTGGAACGGCGGCAAACCTCAAAGAGTGGGCGTTGATGGATTCAGACCAAGTGGCAACCATTGAACAGTCGCACTTTATCAGGAACTATCGGACTTCGGTGCAGCGGATGAAAGAAGAGGCACGTCTGCCGGAGAATGTAAGGATGCTCATAGCCGATATGGGGAAGAAACACGCAGCACTTATGGAAAAGGTAGTAGACCCGCAGATAGAAATGCAAAAAATTGAAGTGCCGGAGGAAAAGACCGAACCACCATCCGGTATGTCAAACGAAACCAGAAAGAGACTGGATGAAATGTATGAGAAGTTCGGTAGAAAATAGACGGAGGAAAGGGCAGCGCGCATAAATCCTGGGAACCTCTGAAATGAATTGAGAAAATTATCATACAAAGAGATGAGGGAAAGAGGATTGTGTCCGAAGTGTGGTAAAGAAAACCCAACGCCGGAAAAATCCATGTGTCCTGACTGTGCGGCAAGAAATTCTGAATTACGCAAGCAGAACCGAAAATACCATGAAAGGATTGGGATATGCACTCATTGTGGGAAAAATCCAGCAGAACCTAACAAAAAACTATGTTATGAGTGTTTGGGTCAATTTCAAGATAGTTATTCGGAAAAAGGGAAAACCGATGAACAGAAAGAGAAAGATCGGCTGAGGAAAAGGCAGTTAAAACAGACACGCATCGAAAACGGGCTATGCCCCAGATGCGGAAAACATCAATCACAGAATGGTGGTTTATGCCAGAGATGCAGGGCGTATCTGAAAAATTATAGAGACAAAAACCGATGCGATTTGTCACGTTCAGAGAGACCGGACTACGGCATTTGCTATATATGTGGCAAAAATACAACAATGAAAGGGAAAAAGGTGTGCGATAAGTGTTATGAAACACGGCTGAGTACCTTACCGGCAATGTGGGAAAATGCGAATAATGACTACTTCCGGCAGCTTAATTATGCGAGATTTTGCATGATAAAAAATCAAAGAAAGGAGAAAACGAGTGGATCAGATTTCAATGTTTGATTTAATGTACCCAACATTTAAGACTGACAACCCGGTGCGATTGATAGAATTGTTTGCCGGGGTTGGTTCTCAGGCGATGGCACTTCGCAATCTTGGCGTACCGTTTGAACATTACCTTATGTCTGAATGGGAAATGCACGCCACGGCATCATACAAAGCTATTCACATGGCGGACGATGATACTGATTACAGTGCAGAAATGAGTTCTGAGGATGTTATACAGGCACTTACTCAGTTGGGAATATCCGTGGATGGAAAGAAACCTCTCACGGAAGAGCAGATAAGGAGTCATTCATACAGTGACGCATGGCGCAGAGAATGTTACAACAACATAAAAGCCACGCACAACCTTGTCAACATTTGCTCAATGAGGGGGGGTGATCTGGCAATAACGAATACTGACAGATACACCTACCTTATGACGTATTCGTTTCCATAAGACCTTGCCAGGATTTATCACTCGCCGGAAAGATGCGAGGAATGAAAAAAGGATCAGGAACACGTTCCGGGTTACTGTGGGAAGTTGAAAGGCTTCTGAATGAGACAGAAAATCTTCCCCAGATGCTTCTCATGGAGAATGTGCCACAGGTTATCAGTGCGGACAACATAGATGATTTTCATAGCTGGTGCAGTTTCCTTGAAAGCAAGGGATATAAGTGTTATACGCAGATCCTCAATGCAAAGGACTACGGCGTGGCACAGAACAGAGAGCGATGCTTTATGGTATCTATTCTGGGAGATTATAATTACAAATTTCCGCAGCCGGTTCCACTGGATAAGACAATGAAAGATTATTTGGAGGACGAGGTAGACGAAAAGTATTATATCAACTCCGAAAAGGCGCAGAAACTCATCAAGGACTTACGAGAGAGCGGTCAGTTAGATGGCATCTCAAAAACCGTTAGGGGGGGCAGAGGCTCAGTAGACCGGCATCATTGGGATGCGGTGTTACAGAAGTAGACAGCTCAGATGAACCATGAGCCGGCCATTGATTGTGGCTCATACGGGAACAGGCGGAGAAAGAGGGCGTATAATGTCCCCGGATGGCATATCAGTGGCATTGTCGGCAACGGATTATAAAGATCCACCGAAAGTTTTAGTGGAGGAAAAAGTAAATGGCAGACAGAATAATCGTAGTCGGCTCACTGAACCCGGAAAAAGAAGTCCAGGACAGGGTCCGAGTTTTATCGGGGGGGGGTATTTGCCAAGCGATAAGGGCAACAGACTACAAAGATCCTCCGAAAGTGCTTGTGGAATCTACGACCCATACAATAAAGCATTGTACAAAATGATATGTCCTACCCTATTGGCGAGCGACTACAAACATTTGAAATATGTAATTGAGGAACTATGAAATGGCAAATAAGGTACGCTGCATACAACTGGGGAATATCGCCGTAGGAAAGAGCTGGGATAATCCTCAGAGCGGAAGAATTTATTCCGTAGACGGAATTGCCCCGACCTTAAACACTTGTGGGGGGGCAATTTGGAACCAAAGATATTAGAAATCAAGGAAAGGAAAGAAGATATTGCAGACCGGGATTAAGAGGTTAGGCAATATTCTCCCCACTTCCACGAGAGAGAACCCAAACCAAGGGCGAGTGTATGATACCGGCGGCATAGCTCCGGCGATTACGAGTGGGGGGGGGTACTGTACCTTGCATAATAACAGAGACGGAGGCGAAAACGTGGTTGAAAGAATCATTGTTGCAAGCAGAGGGCGAAACCCAAGCAATCCATCAGACAGAACCACAGGCGCACCAACGGAACAACGGTTAGAGCCAAACTCAGAGGGGTTGTGCAATACACTTACTTCCGTCCAAAAAGACAACTATGTTTTGGAGATAAGAGTAAATGAGGATTGACTTTGCGATATGCCGTTGCGTCAGAACTGAATACGGCAAAAGGATAAGAAAATTATACGAAAGCCACCAGATTTCAGAAAAAAGAGGCAATATGACTCAACTTGAAGCAAGAACTGATGGCATATCCAACACCCTCACAACTGTTCAAAAAGACAATCTGGTTTTAGAGATAAGGACGGTGGATGATGGATAGAGAGTATGTAGGCATCCGGCAGGCAACACAGAAAGGTTATATCGAATGTGAGATTGGCGGAGTTGCAGATTTCTCATACCCGACAAGTAAATTACGGCGAGGAAGAGTGCAAGGCGGCGGTCATGTATGCCCTACACTTACGTCCCAAAGCATGGGGATTTGCCGTATTGAGAAAATTGTTCGGGGGGGCAGGACGGTATGCAGCATAGTGACAATCTCGCGGAAAGGAGTACAGAAATGGCAAAAGTAGGGCAGATTTCCAACGAGGGAAGTCAATGCGGATCTGTTTATTCTGATAATGGCAATTCTCCAACGCTGACCGCCGGAACGCATGGAGATGCGAACTCAAAGGTTTACACAGAGTACCGCATAAGAAAGCTCACTCCAAAAGAGTGCTGGCGGCTGATGGATTTCTCAGATGCAGATTTCCATAAGGCGGAGAAAGTAAATAGTAACACACAGCTTTATAAGCAGGCCGGAAACAGTATCGTTGTAAATGTTCTGGTTGCAATCTTAGGGCAGTTATTCATCGGAAAAGAGGATGTATATAGAGACTGCAAGGTAAAGAAATAGGAGGCAATATGCAGAAATTAAAACAGATGGTGGTAATGAGAGAAAACCACGAAAGAGACGAGGGAACAATGGGATTTCACGATTATGTGACAGTGAAAGAGGACTTCAATAAATTCGTGGATAGAGTAACAGAGGCTTGCGAAACAGTTAATGGCAAATTCTTGGGAGTTTCTTATCCTAACGAAGATACCGCCGTTATTCTGTATAGATGGTCTGACGGATTGCATTAAATTTTTTTGTAGAAAATGTTTAGTCAGACAAACGAAAATGTGAAAGAAAGGAGAGAAATCGGTATGTTAGGAAAAACCGCAAAGGAAAAACAGACAGAGGATAAAGAGACTGAGTATGCTTCCTATGAGATTTGCCGGAAGAGCAAAGTTGGAGAGTACATTCAGGCAGGGCAGGAGTTTTTTGTGGCTGATATGAAAAAGAAAAAGATTTATAGCTCCAACGATCTGCGCCTAAGAGAGTTATCGGAAAAGGTAGACTCTGAGGACACATTCGTGTTCAAAGAAGCAACTTATATGTAACACCAGAAAGGAGAAACAGAGAAGTGGGTAACAAACACGTTATATCCGACCTCTACCAGATGCAGTCCTTACCGCTTAATGCAAAAGTCAGAATGACACAGCGGAGAATCAATGAGTGGGTAGATGAGTACGGCGAGGATGGCGTATATATCTCTTTCTCTGGCGGAAAAGACAGTACAGTTCTACTTGATATTGCGAGAAAACTGTACCCCAACATTAAAGCTATGTTTGTTGATACAGGTCTTGAATATCCTGAAATCAGACAGTTTGTAAAACAGTTCAACAATGTCGATTGGATAAAACCCAAAATGACATTCAGACAGGTTATTGAAAGATATGGCTACCCATTCATCAGCAAAGAGGTTTCCGAGTGCGTATACGGCGCAAGGAAATTCTTACGCGGGGGGGTACAACCAATTCTACCGTAAACTCACTGGATCTGGCGAGTATGCAAAAGCCGTCCAGGGGGGGCAGACAACAAGTATAGAAAACTTAGGGGGCTGGGAGAGTATACCCGTCAGAGTAAAGATTCTTTTCGGAGCAATGACGATGGGGAATATCCCTAACGGAGAAAGAAGTAAATACAGTTGTGAAAGATACAAGTTCTTTATCGACTGTCCGTGGGAAATATCCTCCGAGTGCTGCAAGGTAATGAAAAAGGCTCCGGCTCATGCCTATGCCAGACGAACAGGCCGTAAACCAATGACGGCTCAAATGGCGAGCGAGAGCAGATTAAGAACGCAGCAGTGGCTTAAAAATGGGTGCAATGGATTTGATATGAAATCTCCGATCAGCAACCCTATGAGTTTTTGGACGGAGCAGGATGTACTTCTTTACATACGGCAACTGCAAGATGAATACGACCAAAACTTAGCGGTTTGCAACATGGAAGTCCGGCGCAGGGTAGATAAAATCCAGCGAAGAAAAGCCAGACAATACATCAAAAAGAATCCGAAGAGATTTGAAATCTGTTCTGTATACGGAAAGGTTGTAACAGAGGATGAGGCGCACGGTCAAATGACATTAGCTGATGTAAGTAATATGGAAATCTTCGACCTCGGCAGACCGGTTCTCAAAACGACCGGATGTGAGCGCACTGGTTGTATGTTCTGCGGCTATGGATGCCACCTTGAAAAGTCCCCAGGAAGATTTGAAAAGATGAAACTCACTCATCCCAAACAGTATGAGTACATTATGAAACCTTGGAATGAGGGAGGTCTTGGTTTCAAGGAAATTATTGATTGGATCAATGAACATGGAAATCTAAATATCAGATATTAGGAGGTAAACAGTATTGACACAGGAACAGATGAGAAACCTCAATACAATCGTAGAAACGTATGGAAACGATGCACAGGAAGATATGGCTATCGAAGAGTGTTCGGAACTCGTCAAAGCCATTCTGAAATTCCGCCGTAGCGATGAGAAAACAGCGGAAATGAGAGAAGCAGTGATTGATGAAATTGCAGATGTACAGATCATGCTCACACAGTTGGAAATTATTTTTAACTGCGTAGCGGAGGTTGAGGATCGAATTGATTTCAAAATCAATCGACAGATGGGGCGAATTAAGGAAAGAGAGGCAAAACGTGATGTTTGTTAAGTCTCAGGATGGAGCAGTAGTTCTGAACAACGACAAGGTAACAGAATACAGCACGGACAGCAAATATGATGGGCGGTACAAGGTTGCTGCCCTCGTAGGAGAAAGTAGAGTAGTGATTGGCAGATACTCTACGAAAGAAAAATGCAGAATGGCGATTTCGATGCTTATGGATTGCTACACCATGAATTTGCTGTTTGAAAGAGGACAGGATGAAAACCCAAGAGACTTAGTATGTGAATATGTGGCGGATCAACCACTTGGAGTATTCGAGATGCCGCAGGAGGATGAAATCGAATAGGAGGACACTATGAACAAAGAATTTTATAGAGGGGAAATCTTCTATATCCGCAACGAGAGTGAATATAGCGGAAATGTACAGGGGGGGGGGTAGACCTGCGGTAATCATAAGCAATGATATTGGCAACAACGCAGGTCCTATATTGGAAGTGGTTTACCTTACCACCCAGGAAAAGAAACCGTTGCCGACACACGTTAAAATTAACAGTTCAAAATATCCGTCCACTGTGCTTTGTGAGCAGATTGACACGGTAAATAAGGATAAGGTTGGAGACTACATAGGGCAGTGTTCTATGGCGGAAATGAAAAAGATTGATGCGGCATTGGCGGTAAGTATCGGTATTGGAATTAACATCAAATCAAATGATCTGGTAAAGAAGTGGGCGGAAGCTGCAAATGAAGCAGTGAAGCCAGACGAGAAAGAACCCGAACCTATTGCAGAAAAGGTGGAGATGCCGGACATTGAGACACAGTTGGAAATTGCAAAGATAACTGCTGAGAGGGACGTGTACAAGCGGTTATATGAGGATGCAATGGCACGGAGATAGGAGGAAGCATGGCTCTAATAAAGAGAGATAGAGAAAACTTCTGGATGTTAAATTGGCTTGATGAATACATGACCGGTCACAAAGGATTTATATGTGGAGGATGTTTCAAAAACATATTCAATAAAGAAAAGGTAAAGGATCTTGATATTTTCTTTGAGAATAAAAGCGATTTTGATGATGCGGTACAGTATTTTGACAGCCAGACACCGGGATATGACGGAGACGATGTAAGAGATGAGAAATATCATTTCCACTACGAAAATGACAACGTAAAGGCGTACAAACACATTGAAACGGGTGTTGTGATTGAACTTTGTTGCAAAATATTTGGAAAACCGGAAGAAATTCTGAATAAGTTCGATTTCACAATTACGAAGTTCGCATATTACAAAGAGGAAGTAGAGGATGAAACTGATGCGGTAGCGGAAAAACAAGAACTTCCGTTTGAAACTCTGGAAGATGAACATTTCTTAGAGGAAATTGGAATACCGGAAACACACATTGAGTACAAAATCCTGATGGATGATGCGTTTTTTGAACATCTGCATCTTAAACGGATTGTAATTGACAAAGATATTCCGTTTCCAATGAGCACTTTTGAACGGATGCTGAGATATGCAAAGTACGGATATTTCCCATGCAAAGAAACAAAGATGAAGATAATCAATGCACTTAGGGATTTGACAGACGAACAGGTTGAATTATCTGAAAGTCTTTATGACGGCATGGATTAAGGAGGAAATATGAAAAAGACAGCGAGAGTAATAGTGACATTGGCTTGTAACAGAAAATGCCCCGGATGCTGTAATGAGACTATCGGAAAGGTAGCGAGCATCGGAGATATTTCAGTTCTCTCAGACTATGAGGAAGTTGTGATAACCGGCGGAGAACCGATGCTCAACCCGGATAGCCTGTTGAGATTTATCAAGGCACTGAAAAAGCAGAACAAACGGCAGAGAGTGTATCTGTACACGGCTTGCTTATCAATGGATGATTACGGAAAGATCCTTAATCAGTTGGACGGAATCACAGTAACGCTCCATGCCGAGGCAACGGATGATGATATTCGCAATCTGAAATATATGAGCTACAACCTCTATGGAGAGGATTTGGATATGCGGTTGTTCATCGACCGTAGAGTATATGAAAAATATGATTTATCCAATATCTGCCTGAAAACGTGGGATGTCGTGAGAAAACTGGAATGGAAAGAGAAGTGCGATCCGGCGGACAACGAAGATCTGCTTTTGTTCCATCTGTTTTAAGGAGAACGCTATGGAAAATTACAAAGTAGTCTCAATAACGGACAGAGAGGGCAATCCCCGGACAGACGGGAGATACCCTGACAGAGTAGGAAGAATATGTACCAAGCCAAACGTGAGAATTGGAGAACAGATGGTAATTCAGTGGATCTCAAATGCCGATGGCACGCCTTATGTCGGAGAACTCACAACGAGCATGGCAATCTCCTACATTGAGATAAAAGGGAAAATCACAGTAACAACGAGACATTCAGTATACACATTTGAGAAGTTATGAGAGAATCAGAAACTTTTGATTACATCCGCCGGAAGTACCCGGACAAAGAAGAAAAGTGGAGAAAGGTCACGCAGCTTGTAAAATTCGATGAGAATTTGGAAGTTAAGAGCGTGCATGATTTCAACATCAACTGCTACATATCAACATTTGGGAGACTTATAAGAAACGGAATCCTCTGCAATATGGCATACGGAGATAAATATGATATTTCCAGTATGTTCACAGACACGGATGGAAACCAAGTACGGTTTAAGAGACACCAGATTGTTATGCAAACTTTCTTCATGGGAGACAGACGGCGGCATGACACCGTAGACCATATAAATAACATGGAGAGGTTCGATAACAGCATATACAACCTCAGATGGGCGGACAAGGGCGTACAGTGCGGAAACCGCAAGGACAAGCCAGGGAAACACAGAATGGTTATCTGCATAGGCGATGAGGAAGAAATCTTTTTCTCATGCCGGGAGGCGGAACGTCTGTACAATCTACCGCCGAACTCGGTTGGTAAGGTATGCCGTGGAGAACTGGAATCCATATATGGTTACAGATTCGGATATTTATAAGGAGATCAGAGATGGGAAAAGATTGGACCGGAAACGGTAAGAGTATTTTTACAACCCTTGGCGCATCCAACCACACAGAGAAAGAAAGAGAGATTAACGACTACTATGCGACAGACCCTATCGCAGTAGACGCATTGTTACAGGGGGGGGCAGAGCTGAATCATAAGATTTGGGAGTGCTCTGCAGGACAAGGACACTTATCAGAACGTCTCATAGAACTCGGTTACGAGGTCCGCAGTACGGATCTTATCGACAGAGGGTATGGAGAGGGTGGAATAGACTTCTTGCAGACAACAGAAATGTGGGATGGCGATATTCTTACCAATCCTCCATACAAGTATGCGAAAGAGTTTATTGAGCACGCAATGACGATCATACCAGACGGGAGAAAAGTGTTCATGTTCCTTAAATTACAGTTTTTGGAGGGAAAGGCTAGAGGCGAACTGTTTAAGAAATACCCTCCGAGATATGTATATGTGTCACGCAGCCGTATTCTGTGCGCCAAAAACGGAATGTTTGAGGAAATGAAAGCCGGAGGCGGAAGTGCAGTTGCATACGCGTGGTATGAGTTTCAGAAAGGTTATAAGGGAGTGAGCATTATTAAGTGGATAAATTAGATTTTGGTTACTACAACATGGACTGTATGGCCGGTATGAAACTTTTCCCTGATAAATACTTTGATGTGGCAATCGTAGACCCACCATACGGGATCAATGCGCCGAACATGGCGATGGGAACCAATAAGAGCCGGACGAAGAACGGTTATCCTGCCGAAAGCACAGCAAGCAGATTAAAGCGAAGCGGGCAGACAAAGGAATGGGATAGCAAGCCGCCGACAGAGGAATATTTCAAAGAATTGTTCCGGGTATCGAAAAATCAGATTATATGGGGCGGAAATTATTTCAATCTGCCACCGACAAAATGTTTTGTTGTATGGGATAAGGTGCAGCCGTGGGATGCCTTTTCACAAGCGGAGATTGCGTGGACTTCCTACAATCTCCCGGCAAAACTGTTCAGATACTCAAACACTGGCGGAGCAAATTCAGAGAAACGCATCCACCCAACCCAGAAACCGATAGCATTGTACGAATATCTAGTAGGTACTTTTAAGCTATCGGGGGGGGTGGTACTTGACACCCATGTAGGATCTGCGTCAAGCCTCATAGCATACCACAGAACCGGTGTGAAGTTTGTAGGATTTGAGATAGATACCGAGATGTATGAGGTCTCAAATACAAGGTTAGAAAGAGAAAGAGCACAATTATCACTATTTGATTTGGGAATGGAAAGGAACGATAACAGATAATAGGAAAGGAGAAACATGAGGGTAAAAAAGGTTTGCAGATGCAAAACTTGTCAAAAAATATACCCCAACGGAATCGTGGAGATATGTAATTGCGGAACTATTTTGGGAGAAAAGATACCGAAAGCTGAAAGATTAAGCAAAATGTTCATTCCGGGCGCAACAATTACATTCAATCCAGAGGAATTTCAAGGATATGAAGAGGGGGTATTAAGAGCGACCGATAATTGCGAAACCATTGTTGCAAGAAAAAGATTTTTACGAAGATGGGAGGTTATTTAGCTGATGAGTAGTTTTGTACCGATTTATGCGGTAGATTTCGATGGAACGCTCTGCGAAAGCAAGTGGCCCGGAATTGGCGCACCTAACAAAAAACTGATACAGCACCTCGTTCAACGCAGAGCAGAGGGCGCAAAAGTGATACTTTGGACTTGCAGAGTGGAAGAACATCTGAAAGAGGCGGTGGACTGGTGCAGTAAATTTGGTTTGGAGTTTGATGCAGTCAACGACAATCTGCCTGAAAATATTGAAAAATATGGGAACAACCCAAGAAAGGTGTATGCCACTTGTTATATTGACGATTTAGCCGTGGATAAAAACAAATACGATCTTCCGTTTCATACTGACGAAGAGATAGACTACTCAAAATTCGATAAATACCCTATCGGAAGTGAGTGGATGTTAAAGACGGAATATGCAGAGCTACCAGTGATAATAGAAGAGGTAAATGCTTTTCATGGGTATATCAGTGCGAGAAGCACGAGTGAAGAGGACAAATTTAGATTTTTCAAAGTCCGCCGTGATATTGAATGGTTTTACGACAAATTATTTCCAAAGGAGTGATTCAATTATGAAGAAAAAGAAAATCAATCCGCAGGAATTTGACTGTGGATGTTGCGGAAATCAGATTTATAAGAGCCGTCTTAGAGACGAGGTAAAGTGCTGTTATTGCGGTTATATCAATCATGTAGGGAAATACACAGGTAGGAGGAAGAGACTTGGATAAAACGAAAATAGAGTGGGCTGACAGCACATGGAATCCGATTACCGGCTGCCGTCATAAATGCCATTATTGTTATGCCAGAGGTATTGCAAACCGTTTTGTATCACGGAAAGGATGCCATCTGGTAGAACCGGAGACGTACAAACTTGGAGACGATGGTTCTGAAACTTATGAGATAAATGAGCAACCGTATTATGTTGATGATGAGACCGGAAAACAATTCAGATGCGCCTATCCGCATGGATTTGTGCCGACAATCCACAGATACCGCATGGGAGAATACAGAGACAAAAAGAGGCAGAGAAATATCTTTGTCGGATCAATGTCGGATGTGTTTGGAGAGTGGGTTCCTGATAGATGGATCAGGGAAGTGTTTAATGCTTGTGAGAAAGCTCCGCAGCATAATTACCTCTTCCTCACGAAGAATCCCGGAAGATATATGGAGCTGCATCATTATGGAGAATTACCACTCAGAGATAATATGTGGTACGGAACGACAGTCACAGATCCAGATACGGAGTATATGGGGCAGGACGGACACTATGAGTTCCATACGTTTTTGTCAGTAGAGCCTATACTGGCAGACTTCGGAGAACTGAGTGAGAAATCATACATCCCGGAGTGGATCATCGTAGGAGCGGAGACTGGCAGCAGAAAAGATAAAGTCATACCAAGACGAGAATGGATTGAAAATATTGTGGAGCAGTGCAGAAAGTACAACATACCGGTATTTATGAAACCAAGCCTCACGGACATTTGGGGCGAAGAACTCATTCAAGAGTTTCCGAAAGCCCTTATTCATGCCTGATTTATTCCAGAGCATTGATAAGAATATGGTTAAATCGCCGGTAGCGTACTGCAAAACACACAAAGGGTATCTATCAACGAAGCAAATGAAAGTCCATAAGTGCCTGCAGATAGGATGCACTGGACTGGAAAGATTGGAACATCCCTACTGGGAGGAACGCCAACGGAAAAAGGATGAAGCGAAGAGAAAAAAGAAACAACAGTAAATTGGTTCATGTTTCATTTGATGAAGTAGAGAGATTTGTTCCGAGAGTTCCGAAACAGATCTGCCCGGATGAGGATAACACCACTCCGAGGATATGCGTAGCACCTAACATATTGAGTGCAATCCAAGCGATGCCGCAAGGCGGAACAGTAGCGTACAACATGGCAAGGATTGGCGTACCGGTTGTTATCCATGCGTATTACATAGAGAGTGATGCTATCCTCATGCCGGAACAGATAGCGGATAAAGTGCCGGATGCCGTTGCCACAGGAGAAATGTGGGTTATGGCAGTTCCGGCAGCAGTCCGCCGAATAGACTACGAGATTATTGATCCGTATGCGCCTATGAGGATTGACAGGAATGGCACGAGAGAACGATTTCTTGTATGGTACGGAGAATTGAGACGGGTTCGGTATCAGGATAATTGGAGAAATCTATCTACCAGAACAGCCAGAAATCAAAAGGCGGTAGAGTGGTTTATGGAAAATAAGCCAGACATATCGTACAGAACATTTATGTCAAATATGGACGATGAACTATTGAAATCATTTCATGTGGAATTAAAGGAGGTATGGGAGTGAACAGACAGAAGAAATTAGCAAAGCAGAATACACCGTTGTATAAGAGAGTACCGACACTTAATCTGGTAGACTATTCAGATATAAAAGTGCCGCTGGTAGTGATATACGACAGTCCGAAAGATTTTCCGGGGAAAGTGGTGGCAAGAGTATGGGACGGAGAGAAAAGCCGGCCAACAAATGTTTACTGCGAATATGAAAATCTTAAAAGATGCGAAGATGATGTAATGTCAGCCGGATTCATGTTCAAATTTCCAAGGACACCGGAGGACGATGCGTGCATCGTTGAAACATACATGAGATAGGAGGATTGCAATGGCAAAGAAGAGAAGCTGCCGCAGAACAGTAAATGAAGATAAGGTACATGAAAAAGCGGTTAAAATTCGCAAAATGACCGATGAACAGTTGGTGCAGTATGTCAATGACAGAGTGGAAAAAGCCAGGAGTGAGGGATTTAATCAGGGAAAGAAATCGGCTACCGGAATGACGGTCAATGATTTTCTGAAAGAAATCTCAAAAATCAAAGGTGTCGGAGATGCCACAATCTGCAAAATCATGGAGCATTTCAGAGAGAAAGGGATTAAGGATGAAAAAGACACCACTACAAATATTTGAGGAACGTAACGAAAAGGATTGCTGCCTTAACTGCAAAAAGTTGATTGTAAAGCAGACAGACGCAGGACATATAAATTTCTGTGGAGAAACAGGAAAGATCATTCTCGATATGTTCCTTGATGTTGGAACTCATTTTCCAAAATGCAAATATGAGAGAAAGGAGTAAGTCATGCGTGTACAGAATCACATACCAATCAAGGCAGTAGTCATCAGAGAAGAGGACGGATTGGAAATCGGAACTGAATATGATGTAGAGGACATTATGATGGGGCAGAGCAATACGAGCGTGGGACTGGTAGGGATAAAAGGAGCATATAACAGTATCTCTTTCAAATTCATGCACGATGGCAGAGAGATTGACATTTTCAGAAGTCCTTTAATCAATCCGTATATGAGATTTAACGGTAACAATGGGATTTGCTATAAGGAGTAGCTGATGATAAAAACGTGGTATGAGGAATATGAGAAGATAAAGGATAAGGCGATAGTGGTATTTGGATATGAGTGGGAGTCTATGGCAGATGAACAGAAAGAGAAGATCCTAGCAGAGAAAACCGTGATAATGAGCGGAGACAGCGGATATGCCTGCAAACGCTATCAAATTATCGGAAACGCAAACAATCTGTCGGACCATGAATGCGCCATAATAGCGGATGGTGGAAACCTCTGCTTTGGGTACAGAATGGAGGGGCAGGAAATCGTTGTATACACAGATTAAAGGAGGACAATATGGAAGCAAGAGAACTGGCAAATAAGCTCTATGGACGAGCATACGGAGATAGTTTCGATGATGTACTGGAAGAGGCAAAACAGAGCGGTCTCGTCATTGTGACTGGTGCATCAGATGATTTGATGGAGTTCAATGGAGCAATCTGCGATGAGGGAGGCTGTTTTGATGGCGGAAGAGTTTATTTCGATAAGGATGGAGTAGACCAGGAGGGAGAAGAACGTGCCAACTGGATAGATGCCAGATGGTGTGATGGAATGAACCGAGACGGACTTCCGGCAACATGGACGTATGAGACAGAAATTCCTTGTGAGAGATTTGATATTTGGGAAGATGGAGAGGTCTACTGCGTAGGTTTGGTATTCTCAATCGAGGATTTGAAATGAAAACCGCAGAAACCGTAGCATTGGAAAAGGCAATCAGAAGAGCCACATACAAAATGGGAACGTTTGGTTGCTATGAGGTAACAATAGGATATGGCGGCAAGGAGCGTGTGGACTACATGACATACTATACAAAGGGCATTTTCCGATGCTATGAGGTCAAGGTATCAAAGGCAGATTTCCATAGTGCAGCAGTTAAATCGTTCGTAGGTCACTACAACTATTATGTGCTTACCAGAGAACTTTACGATCAGGTCAAAGAAGAAATCCCAGACTGGGTTGGTGTGTATATTGGCGATTACTGCGCCAAGAGAGCCAAGAAGCAAGATTTATCCGGTAGGGAATATAAAACACGCAGATCAATCAATGGGCGCAGTACAGAGGTATCTACGCTGTGGGAGGATATGCTCAAAGAAAGCATGATCCGGTCACTGTATCGTGACTCAGATAAGCTGATTCAGACTGAGGACGAGCAGTATATAAGCCGCCTCAGAAGCCAGATTGACAAGGCAAGGACTGAAAGGGACAGAGAATCCAAGAAGTACCTCAGATTATGGAAAGCCGTAAGGAAAGAATTTGGCGATGAAAAGGCATGGGAACTCATAGAAAAGGCAGAGGAATAAAACCTCTGCCTTAAATCATTTCCTGCCATTTATGGCAATCACTACATCATCAAAACCGGAATCAGAGTAGCAAGTGCCCTCCTGAGAAAGAGTTGTACCTGGCTGCAATTCTTGGTTATCATCCATAAAAGATAATTCGCTAAAATTAACCATTTTCCCATCTTTAAGGTACACCACATCCATCCACACATAATCTGCGGCGGAAGTTCCGTTGTTTGTCACGGATGCAACAATGCCGCTGTCGGTAGTATTGTAGTCAACGGATAAGTCAGAATAGACAGGAGAGTATTCCTTTTCCTCTGATACCGACAGTGTGTAATCGAAACTATCAATCTTATCCCATTCATCAAATGTGGTCCATATACCGGCTGTTTGCCCTGGAGCAACCGCTTTTGTTCCATCACTGGAAGAACCAACCATGCTGCCGGAAGAATCCAATGCGGCCACATTCAGATCAATGCTCACAACCTTATCTGAATTGTTTGTTACATACATAACGTAATACATAAAAGAATCATCCACAGTGCAGGAATAATCCTGCGTACTCATCAAATCTGCAAGGTCTGTTTTGTCTTTACTTTCTGTCGCAGTCGTGACCGTAGTAGTGCCATTTTTGGTAGATGTGTCGCCACCACAACCAGTCAAAAGAACGACCGACAGTAACAGTATGGCAAAATATCTCATCTTCATAGACATATCCTCCCTAATATAAATGTTTAGTCCATTATACATCAATGTGTCTATCAATGCCACATTATTCGCTTGCCTTGAAATTGTATATAGGTTTCAGAATCGCAAGAATATCAACGGTTTCTCCAATACATTCCACAATCTCATCAATAGGCTTGTATGCCATCGGTGCTTCATCTATGGTTTCCTCTGATACGGAAGTAGTGTAGATGCCATCCATAGAGTTTGAATAATCACTCATGTTTAGAGTTTCCTTTGCTTTCATCCGTGACATAATCCGTCCAGCTCCATGCGGCGCAGAACAGTTCCAATCCTCATTTCCCTTGCCAGTTCCGTGAATACACCCATCACGCATATTGATAGGGATAAGAACCTTTTCTCCGTACTTGGCAGAGATAGCACCTTTACGGACGATGTTGGAGTCGTGGTCGATATAATTGTGGATGCACTCAAAGAAGTCCGGTATTTCTGCACCGACTCCCCATCCCATATGATCGCATATAATCTGAGCAATCATAACACGGTTCATGTAGGCAAACTTCTGACATATCCTCATATCATGGAGATACTGTTCACGATACTTGCCCTCTAAATAACAGAGGTCTTTCGGCAACTTCGGAGTGACAGCACGGAAGTTCCGGTGTAGCTCCTTGATTGCGGATTCAATTTCAGATTTTCTTCCGGCGGCTTTGTAGTCGGCAATGAGCTTTTCCTGACGATCATACAAATCATCCTTGCCGCACATAAGCTCATAGGCAAGGTTCTGGTAGTAGTCCGCCACCTGTTTCCCAAGATTGCGGCTGCCGGTATGGATAATCAGATACTTATAACCGTCCTCTGCAACATCAACCTCAATAAAATGATTACCACCGCCGAGAGTGCCAATGGAACGCTCAATGCGTTTGGTATCTCTCAATTCACGGTAGCAGTGAAGATCCTGTAATTCATCAAAGCGGATCTGCCGACCATCATGCACATTTCTTCCGCTCGGAACATAGGTGCGAATGACACGATCTAAAGTATTCAATGTAACAGCATTAAAATCCCTATGCCCTAAACTAACGCAGAGCATACCACATCCAATATCCACGCCAACGATGTTTGGAATTACTTTGTTTCCGAGATCCGCAGTAAAGCCAATGACGCATCCCTTTCCGGCATGAACATCCGGCATGATACGAACCTTGCAGTCCTTAAAGGCATCCTGAGACAGAAGAGTGTTGATCTGCTCCAAAGCCTCATCCTCAATGGTTTTTGCATATACTTTCAAATTACTCATAGTGATCCTCCTATACTTTGTATGTTTTATTATTTCCAGAATTTCCGTTGTATTTTGTGAAAGGCCGAACCCATACACGTTTACCGGTCTTGGTAGTTCGGTAAAATCCCCTCACACTTACCTGTTCGGTAGGTTTTGTGTAATGCCTTTTTGTACCGTCTGCAGGAATAGGCCTGCTATCAATGCGGTATGTGGTTATCAATGGTGTAGCACCGCCGGAACGGCGCAGGCTTTTTCGATGTTTATGAGAAATGCGTTTCTCTTTCTGCTCCTTGGTCTCGATGCAGTTGCGGTAATGTGTTGCAAAACACATGAGAGAGTGGAACTTCAATGCCTCCTTGTATGGCGTTCTGTCAGCGGCAAGAACCATCCGTGCAACCTTTCGTTTCTCTTTGCTTAATCCGGCAGGAAAGACAATATTTTCGATTTCCTGAGTTTTCGGATCGTACCGATAATTGCAGACATACACGCCGCCCATATACAGATGCAGCCTGACGAATACACCCTCCTGTTCATAATAGAATTTAATATCTTCCTCCGGCAGTTCAACCAATGCGGAGGGGATGGGGATGCGGAACTCTTCGGCATCCAACCAATCTTTATTTTGCTGATACCATTCAATGATCTTCTCTGTTTTCCCGATGGTATCGACTATGATTTTATTGCAGTTTGTAATATCAATCATGCCTAAGACCTCCATTTCTTCAATGGTTCCTTATAGCATTTGTCTATTTGGACACGTTCTTATCAAGCGGCATCGTGCGCTCCGCCGGAGATACGCGAATGTCAGGAGATCCCACTATCCTTATCCGGTTTCACATTAAAGCCGGAAAACCTGTCAACCAACAAAGGGATGGTGTATGCCGTTATCAACCCTCATACCGGCAGCAGTTTTCACATTAAAAACTGCCAAAAACCTGTTACACGACACTCAAATAGACAAATCTTATAAGGAACCATTACTTATATTTCAGTTTAACTCACAAATCTTAACTTCCCCTAACCGGCAGAAGCAGTTATAGTCTGCAACAACCATTTCAATATCATCTCTTAATTCTTCAATCTGATTTCCGTCAGAATAATCGCTATCCGATTCTACAGTCAATTCAATTTTATATTTCGCCATGACACGACCTCTCTACGCCTTATTTGGGGCGGTAAATAATATCAACGTGGGAATCTAATGCCTGCTCAATCTTCTCATCCGTAACGCCCAAGTAACGGGCTGTAACGGCGGCGGAACTATGCTGATACAGGCGGCGGACCAGTTCAATGTCCTTTCCGTTCTTGTAGTAAATCTCTGTTCCGAAGTATTTACGGAATGAATGGGTGGATATATCTTCATACCCAGGGCCAAGCCAGTCGCAGACCTTTTTCAAATGCTTTTGCACTGCCCGGACACCGATAGGGAATATCAGATCATCGTCCTCAATGCCCTCAGAGTCCGCATATTCAAGGAGAAAGTTGTAGACCTGTTCCTGAACCTTGAAGCGGCGAACCTTTCCAGTCTTATGCTCAATAATATTAAAAGCGTGACCGGATGGTGTCTTGATGAAAGAGGAACGCCGGAGGGAGAGTGTATCGCCAATGCGGAGACCTACATTCGCCTCAATAACGAGGATCGTAGCAATCCGGGGATTAGGTTGTATGCAGTCTCCAATGCCCTCATATAAAGTTTTTATGATAGTCTCGTACTGCTCATGCGTACAAGCTGTTGTTGTCTTTCCTGCCATTCTAACAACCCTCCTACTTACTGATTTTTCATCAAACCGGCAACAACATTGTTGATTGCCGTCTCAGATACAAACCCACCTTGCAACCTTACCGGGGAAAGAGAACCGTTAGGGAGAAAGAGCATATCGCCATGCCCCATGAGCTTTTCGCCGCCGGCCATATCCAATGCGACCATAGAGTTTGTGACTGTAGCAACACGGAGACAGATCTTTGTAGGCATATTCGCCTTAATCAATCCGGTAACAACCTTTGCAACCGGGTACTGTGTAGCGATTACAAGGTGGATGCCACAGGCACGGGCTTTCTGTGCGATTCTTACAATATGTCCCTCAACGGATTTTCCACCCATACTCATAAGGTCGGATAACTCATCAATGAAAACTATGTCACGTCTCATAGGAGCATCTGCGAACTTTGCATTGTAGCTGTCAATGTCACGGCAGCCGGTAGAGGCAAGAATGGAGTAACGGCGATCCATCTCAATGCAAAGGTTCTTCAATAGCTCAACCGCACCATTTACCTCAGATACAACCGTACACGCTGCAAGGTTCTTGTAATACTCAAACTCTGTTGCTTTTGGGTCAATGATATATAAGTGCATCTGTGCCGGATTCTTTTTCATCAATAGAGACAAGATGAGGTTATGCAGAACGATTGATTTACCGGATCCGGTCATACCAGAAATAAGAATGTGGCAAGCCTTGGCAATATCAATGTAATGTTTGGAACCATCAACCGCCATGCCGATAGCCATTGTGAAACCATCGGAGGACTGATATTCATTGTCAATGAGCATATCGCCCAGGAACACGGTTTCTGTACCGGTCGGAATCTCAATATACACATAGCCATTATCAAATCTCAAAGAGGCGTTGCAGTGTAAGGCTGCCTGAAATTCCTTTTCATGTCTCAAAATGGCTTGTACCTGAGTTCCGGGAGCCGGTTCAATAACATACTGTGTAAGGCGTGGTCCCTGGTTGATCTTTGCAAGGGTGGAGCGGAGGCGGAAAGAGTTCAATACACTCAATATGGTTTCAGCCTCTTTCTTTACTCCATGAGATCCCCATGAGGTGTGATAAGTCATATTACCCTCAACGGTAGGGAAGATATAAGGCTTTGTAAGTTCATATGCCGGAGCAGTAGCGGCGATCTGTCTCTCTGCGGACTCTTTCAGTCCTGCATTGAGAAGTGCGCGGGCTTCGCTGTGTTTTCTATTTGCGGTCAATGCCTCCATACAGTTAATAAATACGCTTTTCTTTCTCATGGTTCTCAATCCTTTCTTTACCGGATGCCGGTAGTACACAACTTTCTGTTTAATGCCTGTAATTCTTTGATATGTATGTCAATAGCTTTCTGTGATTCGGTGTCACATACAAGGCGTTGCGCCTGTCCGGCGTTCTCTATCATCGTCAATACACTGTCGCTCAATAATGTCTGTTCTCTATCTGTCAATGAAATAACTACCATGTTCATACCTCCTACCACATATCATTACTTGAAAAAGTATTCAAAAGGATCTCGTTGTCGGTTTCTGTTATATCCAGATAATTGCCGGAATCATAAATAATACTCAATGCTTTTTCTTTGGTTATAGGTCTTTTCTCTGCACCCCTAAAAGCGAAGCCATATCGGAACATCAAAGGCTTTTTGGATGCCTCAACAACTTCCCTTGCCTTGGCTCTGTCCAAGGTACCTTTATAGAATGACATTTCTAACATTTTGTGTTACCTCCATATTACAACGTGTTACATATCGTTACAATGTAACGGATTAGATTAAAATACTCTCAATCAATCGGCGGTTTCCGGGTGTAACCTCTCCGCCGTAGTTGGAAACGGTCAAGATCAGGTCAATAGCTGTTCTCAATCCTCGAAGCTCGGCAGATACCCGGCTGCGCTCATTGTGGTAATTCTTCAACGCCTCACGCTGAATGGGAAGCTCAATAGAAAGTTCAAAGCGTGTGCGGCGCGGTGTGGATGGATTGTTATAGGTGCGATCCATTGCATCAATGGCAGCCATGCGGCGATCCTCTTCAATGCTCATGCGCTTTTCCGTTGCTTCAAGGCTTGACACCTTGGCCTGCAGTAACTCAAAACTGCTCATACCGTTCTCAATTCTCAATGCTGTATTATTCATGGTTTCTTATCCTCCTATTTTATCAATATATATTCCTGCTTGGTTTTCCGCTCATGCGGTCACTCTGCTCGTCGTAGAATGAAAGCGGCAACTCTACGCCGTTTTGTCTATCGTCAATCATGTTTTTAGCTGCGATTATGTCCGCATCCGTCCGGCTCAATGTCCGGCGGTGTTTTCTTTTGCTTGGGTTGTTGTATCTCGTAAATTTTGCCATAATATAAATACCTCCTCATGCTGTGACTACTTCATAATTTGCCGGGATCCTGGTTACTGGCATATAACGGCCGGATGATTGGCAGAACCAGAAAGGGCGTTTGAACTGATACGCTGCGGCGTGTTTCAATAGTTCGATGCTTTCCCCAGTGTGGAGAGTAAAGCGGATCACTGCGCCGACAGGTAAATTTTTCAATGCGTGCGGATCTTTCTTTGCTTCAATGTTCTTTCTACATCTATCACGCCAACTATTGGCATACTCTGAATCAGTAGGGGAGAGAAGAGAGAGGATAGAGGCCGGGCAATAATCTTCGCATGGTCCGGAGCTTTCCTCCATTGTCTTAACTCCAAAGTTGAAATAATCCCGGCTGTTGGTGTGCGTCAATGCAACGGCGGCGAATGTCTCAGCCTCTCCGGTGCTCAATATGGTTACTTTTACGGCGGCGTAATATGTAGCCCCAACCATGCAAGAGCGGACAACCTCATATTTTTTCGTGTCGTTCTGCCAGGTGTAAAGCTCGTCAATTTCTGCCTTTTTGTCAATAGCTCCGGTTCTTGTATAGTGTGTAGCGTGTGTATAATCCCATCCCATGATATAAACCTCCTTAATCTCTTACCGGCTCGCATTGTAAACAATGGTTTTTGCTAAAGGTTATCAATGCTGTTTTCGTGCCGTTCTCATGCTTGAAATTTTCAAAAAACTTTATCAATGTATCAAACTTATAATAGTGCAAGCCTATTTCTGAATACTCAATATAGCGATGATCCGTTATATAGGTTCCTTGGCTGTCGGTGTACTTCTTAAAGAAACGCAGCTTTTCTATATATTCATCAATATTTATTATTTGCCTTTCTGCTAAATGCTCCAGAGTTGCGGTTCTGTTCAGTGCTTTATATGACATCTTGAAAATCTCCATTTCTCAATACATCCGGCGGAGCGGTGGCGGGCGTTATGCCTGCCAACATCCGCAACGCTCACAAGTGAAATTAGGGGCGGCAGGCTCTCCGAATATATACCGGCGGATCTGTTCTTGCATAGTGTCCGGGATAAGTCGCGCCCAGTTGGTAGCGTTTCGCCAACGATTCACGGCACGCGCTGCACTGTATAACCTCGCCTGTGCTTCCTTGTCGAGATTGAAAACCTCGATCAATGTAGATACAGAACTGTTTTCACGGTCGGAGACCTCACGCGCATAATTTACATGATTCTTTCTCTCTGTGATGGTCTCAAAAGGTCCCTTATAAAGGTTTTTTGCGCTCTTGCAATACTCGTTGTATGCCTCATTACAAGCGGCCACCGCGTCAATTAGCCTTTCAATGTCAATATTCATCATATTATGCAGCCCCTTTCTTTTTCGGTGTCTGTTTGGAAAGTTCCACAACCTTATAAAACGGAATAGAGGAGCGGGAACCGCGGAACGTGTCGCGCACGTCCTCGATATAATTATAGCGAGCCTTTAACTGCTCAATATCGGCAGTTATTTCCTCATATTCTGCCGGGGTCAGATCGTGCAAGTGGCAATGATCCCATTTTTCAAAGAACCGGCGCGCCGGGGAGTGCTTCGGCAGCAGCTCCCGCTGTGCCTGTCCGCATCTGTTATAATCGCGCTTGGATCTTATGAACTCCGCCGCACTTGTGGAAAAATACGGGGCTTTGTTGCCGCCCAGGGTGTAATATTCAACTTCAAAAACGATCAACTTTGAAATCTGGAAACAATACATAAATTCTTTCATAACTCTACACAACCTCCTTTGCGGCTTCTCTTGCGCCCCATTTTGTAGCGTGTTCCTGGAACTCTCCGACCGTCTCAACGTGGAGAAAGTCGGGAGAGAAACGGCGCACGGTGTAAGCTCTGCGGCTGCCGTCAAAATTGTTTTCACTGGTAACAAAACAGCGGTTTTTATACAAAGCGGATTCTATACGAGATCCCCAATATTTGAACGTTTCACGGTCGAAAAAGTGGCCTTTTCCGGTTCTGTAAATGGCTTTCGCCTCTGATAATGTCATCATAATATATAAGCCTCCTATATTTTGAGAGGGAGCGCCCCGGAGGGCGCGCGCCTCGTTTCTGTCAATTAGTAATTTTCGTAATATTCATTAAGGGCGGTTTTTTCGTCCTCTGTAAAAATACGGTCAATAGCTGCCGCGGTACGCTTGCAAGCCTTATAGGCCTTTAAGCCTTTGCGAACCTGATCCGCTCCGCCGTCAATATATCCAAACTCTGTTAAAAAGTCCGCCTCATCTGTGCAGCTATCAGCGCAAGAAGCATCAGACAAGAGACAATATAAGCAATCTTCTTTTGTTGGCTCATGCGTTGCGCTTGGGTTACATTGATAATCAAAAGTGTAGCGGCGATTATTTGCCGGGTTGATAATGCGGCATTTATAGAGAACGTGAGACGGTGTAAAAAGGTCCTTTTGTTCGTCTGCCTCTGTTGCTGTAAATCTCAAAGAATCAATAATTTTTTCTGCTGTCATGGTCTTTCCCTCTCTTTTCTGTTGTTCCATCCGGGAAAGCCTGTTATAATAGGAGACAAGCCCCGGAGGGGTGGCGGCGGTCCGTGTCGCTTGGTAGGTGTAGCGGATCGCCCTTTTTATTTGGTTCTCAATAGTCGTTTGCGTCAGACTTGCAGACGGCGGCTTGCAGGGGTTCGCCTGTCCTATTCCCTTTTATGCTGCGTGTATATAGGCAACTCGTTCCAGCCATCGCCCCGGCTCAATAGTTCCGGAGCGGTTCCCGTTTTCCCCTGGGAGCGTCGGGGGCGTTAATCATTGTAAAAGTGCTAACTGCTTTCACTCAATGCCGGGCCGGTTTTATACCGCTTTCCCGATCTCGTGCGGTTCTGAAAGTTTCAAAGTGCTTTCATACTTCCAATAACTCAATTATCTTTTTTATATGTGCGGTGTGAATTGGTACACCCTAGCACAGGTTTACAATTTTCCTTTTGCCTGATATATGCACTTATTACCACAGGGGCAGCCCTCACAGGAGATACAAGCCGGAGGCGGTGGGCGTGTGTTCGGTCTCGTCTTAGTAAGTGCCGGCTTTCTGTTGCCTTGGTCCGGGCTGCTGCCCTTGGTCCGGTCTGAAAGCTGTTGATCTTTTGGGGTACACCGTGCGCCCCGCCTGCCTTGTTTGTTTTGGTGAACGTCCGGCGGTTCGTTTTGTTCCGTTGCGGTTCGTTCTTTATGTCTGTATTGTAAATCGTACACTTTACAAAGTCAAGCGAAAACTTTACATATTTTTGAGTTTGTGAAAAGTGTATAGCCGACTAAACAAAACAACGGCGGTTTATTGTGTAAATTGTACACTTTACAAAGTGCAGAAAAACCCCGGCGCAGTCTTTACCATGTAAACGGCAGACTTGACACGGGGCGCATATTCCTATATATTAGAGGAGTACAGAGAGAAAGGAGGGCGGAGCCGGTGCGGTTGAGTTTTGGCGAAAAAATGCGCGTTATGATGAAACGGCGCGGGGTATCGGTGCAAGAGGTGGCGGATCGTCTGGGCGTGTCCCGGCAGAACGTAAACCAGAGACTAAACGCCGATAAATTCACGCTTGACGATATGGAGAAATACGCCGCCGCCATTGGTTGCGGAATTGAAATAGAAATAACAGAGCCGCCGGAGGGCGGAGCGGATCCACATATAAATAAATAAGGATAGCCGAAAAAGTAGAACGTAGGGCACAGAGAGAAGCACAAGAAAGCTTTTCCCGGTGTCCTTTTTATTTTGCCCATGTGAGAGCGCAGGACCGCCACAGAGGGCACAGAGGAAAGGAGGGCGCAGAGATGGCAGCAGAGAAGAAAGAGACCGCCACAAGAGACGAAAACGGAGTCAGGAAACAAAACTATAAACGTTTTAAGGCTGGGCGGGATTATGAAGAGATAGAGACGGCGCAGGCGGTGGCATTGTGTGAAATGATGTTAGACGGCTTCAGAGCGGCAACCAAGGAGGCGGAAAAGGGGAAAGGAGGGAGACCCCGGAAGCTGGAGACCGTGGAAGAGTTTAGAACGGTAGCGGAGAATTATATAAATTATATAAAAGAAAGAGCTTTGCAAGGTGTCCGGCTGATCCCTGACGTTGAGGGGTTCTGCAGCTTTGCCGGTATTTCCCGCGATACTCTGAACGATTGGGAAAGAACCCGCCCCGGCGTGTATTCCGACACAATAAAAATATTAAAGAATAACATAGCCGCATACAAGAAACAGCTTGCATTCAATGGAGAAATACCGCCGATCGTGTTTGCTACTGATTTTAATAATAATCACGGTTACACCCAGGCGGCGCAGAAAATAGATCTAAATGTAGGCAAACAGGCGCAGGAGTTACCGACAGCGGCGGACATTGTGCAACGTTTACCGGTGGAAATGAGCGGAAAAGATCCGGCAGACACGGACGGAGATATAAACATATAGTATTTATGCGGTTTTGCGGTTCGTTTTCTTTTACTTTTACGAACTCGGACAGATCCGGCGGCGGTTGGTGGGATGCCAGGGCGCAGATGTCCGGCAGCTTATACCCTGGGGCGGGGGTGTGTGGCGGAGCGATTCAGGGGCAACTCACCCCTCTGAGTTCCCAAAAAATTAAAAAGCCACAAACCACCCCAATCGTAAAATGGCAAAGAACCCTATTACCGTAAACCACCCAATTTACAATGTAAGTACAGATACGGCATCCAGATAACAGATGGAAAGTGAAAGGTTTACAAAACCCCAAAATCCAAAATCAGCGGATGCCTACCGGCATAGAAAGAGAGAAATATGGAACAGAACAAAGAAACAGTAACACAGAATGAGCAGAGAGAGGCGGAAGTATGCAGAGAGAAGAAACAGACCGCATGGGACAAATGGAAAGAGGACACGCTGCGGAAGTTCAACCGGACTGCATGACAGAGGCGTACACCGAGGGGATTTCAGAAACACATATTAAGACCAATGCAACGGTATTCCACATATACCAGATGATAGAGTTCGGAAAACTTACCAAAGAAGAGGGATTGTATCTCATGGTAAATACGCTTGCAGATGAGAACCATCGTCTGAATCAAATGTGTAATGACCTCATAATGAGGATGCCGTCACGTCTGCTCGTAGAAACGATAACAGGCGAAAAATAAAAATCGGCGGAGGCTTACGCCTCATAAGGAGAAAACATGAAACCGAAAAATTCCCCAAAAAATAAAAAGAGGTCATGGTTCACATGGATTGCAAACAGAATATCAGACTTTCTTCCGCGTGAGCATGAATGGGAGGTTTTGGAAGTTGTAAGCCAGTCATACGATTACAGCGGATTTAAGTATGTGATGTGCCGATGCGGATGCAAGAAATGTGGCGCGATAGAATTTAGGAGGTATTTGGCATGATGAAACCAGTAGAAATCCAGAAGAGCTTTTCAGAGTGCAAAATGTGTAATGATATTGCTGATATGTGCAACCAGATACCGGATTGTTCAAGGTGTAATAGAGATACCGGAGAATGGATAGATACCGTTTCTTCGATGTTTGGGACTAAGGCAATCGTTCAAATGAAAGACGGTTCTGTGAAAGAGTTTCCAATCAGCAGAATTAAGGTAATCACAAAAAGAATGGAGAAATAGTCGTGAGAATCATTGATGAAATAGGCAAAGCTGCAATGCTTGAACAGCTTGCGGAGGAATGTACTGAGCTTGCAAAAGCAGCTCTCAAAATGGCAAGAATCATCAGAAATGAAAACCCAACACCGGTAACGGAGGAAGAGGCTATTGCAAACATCAGAGAAGAGTATACGGATGTTGTGCAGTGCGCCTGAGAACTCTCACTAACCGTAGATGATGAACAGATGATGCGTAAGCATGAGCGATGGGAAAAGAGAGTGAGGGAGAAAGTATGAACTTCCTACCATTCAGACATTGCATAAGGGAACCGCATGGTTCAGCAGTGAAATTTGAAATACTGGCAGCTACATCGAATGAGTTTCAGGTACGTTACCCGGATTACGATTACATCAAAATGGGAGCCGGCCCGTCAGTGCTGTACAACAGAGAACAATTACTGTGTTTCCTACTGGCGTATGACAAAGCGGAGTGCCTTGAATTTATGGAAAAACTGTATCATCACATGGGGTGGCCTGCAGAAAAGCTGCATGAGAATCCGGCGTTTGCCGAAGTGATAAAGGAGAAAGAGACATGATAGCACGTTTCTTACAGGATATTGTCGTAAACGACATTGAGAAGAATATGGAAATGACCATTGACAAGGGGGAAGAACTCTTTGCCATCGACAGAGGAACCCATTATGAACTGAGAAAGGCTGACGGATGGGGAACTATGGCTCCGAAAGAGTGCGAGGGAACATATTATGAGATCATCAAAGAATAAAAATCCGTGTTTTGATTGCCTTGCATCAGAAAAAGAAAATGAGGAAGTATGCAAGACCATACGGGCGATACTGAATAAACACAATAGCGTACAAGTGGATCTGAATGATCCGGTCAGCATAGGAACATTAACCATAGGGGATTGCACATATAATGTTTATCTTGGAAACACAACACTGAATAAATTGCGGTGTCTGCCGGATAAGGATGTGTATAAACGTGTATTCACACTGATAGAGGCATAGGAGGAATATTGATGGAAAATGAGACCAGACCACAGCTCTTTATCATGGATGAACGTCTCGGAGATCCCATACCGCTTGCGGAAATTAAGGAAATATCTGAGCCTACACTGGATGAAGAGTATGATATGCCGGATATTTCACATCTGAAAGATGGTTTTGAAATACCTTTTGAAGTGAAAATGAAGAAATCTGCCATAAATAAGCTGTTTCGCCCATGTTTTGGCAGAGAACCTTACAGAAATCTCGAAAAATGCGCCAAGTGCATACTGAAAGAGGACTGCGTGGTAGCGAAAATCGAGAACAATTTCAACATGAGATTAAGGGCATACCGCCCTTGATAATAAATTACAAGGAGGACACCAATGGAAGAGAAAGAAAAGAAACCGTGGAGACCGCCGGAAGCGGCACATTTACCAGATCCGATAGCGTTTGCTATGCAGGGTTTTGAACGTTTTGGATTACCGAAAGAACGGCTGATACCGCCATTACAAACATTTGACAGAGTGATGCAACACTCGGCATTTACCGAAAACCGATGGTGGGAAAATGCAAGACAGGTAACGGCAGCATCATCGGCAGAACAGTGTCGGAGAGTGAGCATCGAAAGAGCACGCTGTCTCGGAGAACCATGGCCGGATTTTGATGATATACCGGTTGCGAGTATCACAGAGGATTTTTCACAGAAATGCCAAAATGCCACAATCGGATTGTTAAGAGATCAGGTTATAGCATCATGCGCTATTCCGGGAGAAACATTATTTGGAGACATTTTTAACCAGTTAGGTGTTAAGGAGGACAATATGGATAGAAGTTTAGTGGATAAGAAATTTAAGAGAGTAACTATCGAGTGTGAGGACGGCACGACTTACGCTGGAAAGATCAATCATGTATGCGGCAGCCCGTATCGTTGGGACAAACTGTGTGTAGAAGCAATGGTTGAGGACAAGCCTATTGGAGCATACGGCATTGAGAAAGTCCTGTTCCAGAATCCGGCAACAATCGTATTTTGGTCTGACGGCACAAAGACGGTTGTAAACTGCATGGATAACGTGGAAATCAAGAAAAAGGTTGTTGATGGCAAGGAAGTAACCATTCGTAAGCCTAAAAAGGCTGATACCTATTCTGAGGAAGCCGGTCTGGCTATGGCTATCGTGAAGAAATGGGCTGGCAACAACGGAAATTACAACAACATCTTCCGTGAGTTCATTCCTGAGATGACACAGGCTGAAAAAGAGGCAAAGAAAGCTGCCAAGAAAGCTAAAAAGGCACAGAAATCGGAGGAATAACCAATGACGCTGAGGGAATTTGCCAAGGGATATGATGGCAACATTATGCTGAAAGCCTTTGAGAATGAGAAATCAACGGCTCCGACAGCAATTATGATGACTCAGATTACAGATTCTATCAAGGATGAGATTCTTGACAAGGAAGTATACAGCTACACAATGGTTTGCGCTTCACTGTTTGAACGGTATCTGAGAGTGAATTTTGAAGCTGTGCCGGAGATACCAAACGAAACGGAGGGAACTGAATGAGAAAGATATTTTTTGACACAGAGTTTACCGGCCTGCATCAGAATACAACGCTCGTAAGCATCGGACTGGTTTCTGATGAGGGCGAAAGGTTTTATGCGGAACTGACCGATTATGATGAGACGCAGTGCGATGATTGGATTACCAAGAATGTTCTGGATCATCTGCTCCTGAGTGGCAACACGGAGTTGGAAAAGGAACTGGAAGAGGATGAGCTTACGACAAGAGTGATTGGCAACAGGGACGATGTGAGAACGGCATTACTTAATTGGCTTGATGGTTTCGGAGATGATATTCAGTTTGTATCTGATGTATGCCATTACGATATGGTTTTATTATGCGAACTGATTGCAGATGGAGCCATGTTGCTGCCGGAGTACATCAATCCGTTTTGCCATGATCTCTGCCAAGATATTTCAATGATCCTGAATATTTCAGAAAAGGCAGCTTTTGACATTTCGAGAGAACAACTCCTTACAGACAGAGGAATTGATTTGCCGAAAGGTCAAAAACACAATGCACTCTACGATGCGGAAGTTATCAAGGCAATCCATGAGGACTTTTTCTCCGTGGGGGGGTAAAACAGGGAGGTAAGAATGGATAAGGGACAAATCTTAATGGATTACCGCTTGGCGAAGAACCATAAGAGACAGATACCCATTCTTGCGGACTTAAATGCGTGCGACACGCAGACGATAGTAGAAATTCTGGAAGAGGGCGGCTACAAGCGTATGTTCAATACGAATGGCGTGGATATTTCCGTGAAGAAAACAGAGATTGAGCAAAAGTATTCTTCCGGGGAATCCATAGCTGCCCTTGCAATGGCGTATCACATTTCAAAGAAACAGATTAAGGTACTTCTCGGAGTAGAAGAGACGGAGGAAAAGGGAACCATGTCTGAGCAGGAAATGATAAAGAAACTCGGAGAACTTACGAGCGAGGTTGAAAAACTGAAAGCAAACAAGAAATCTCTGGAAGAAAGAAATGCGAAAGTAGAAAAAGAGAATGATAATCTGAGGAAACAGATTGAACAGCTTGAAAGTTTCAATGCAGAGCTGGATGCCACAGTCAAGGAACAGACTGAAATGCTGAATGGTGGAAAATTATATGAGGATTATCAGGAAGTTTGCATTAAGAACAGCAAGCTCAACGCAACGGTTGATGTTCTGGTAGAGAAAATCAGTATGTTAAAGGCGGTGGGCTGTCATGGATAATGGAATGGAACTCAGAGTGAAAGGTTATTGTGCTTTCTGCCCTGATTTTGAAGCTGACGTTGATAAGGTTGATATTACTGTATTGGCGGATCAGACCCCAAAGGTATTAACCACAATCAGATGTGAACACGCCGAAAAGTGCGAAAGAATATACGGAAGAATACAGGAGGGCAGAACCAATGAAACAACGGTGGTACAAAGTAGTGTTTGAAACCATTGAGAGAAAACCAATACGCAGAACTGTTACCGTATGCAGCACGGACAGTGTTCATGCGTCTGCTCTGGTATATCAGCAGTTCGGTAGAAAGAAAATCAAGGTAAAATCTGCCAAGAAAGTAAAGGAGAGCGAATGATGGATAATTTGAACTTGAAACCAAAATCCCCGGATGAAGTAAAAACCATGATGTGGACTGGGGAAAATCAGCGTGAAATGTTCGATCTGCTTACTTGCGGTAAGAAAATTGATGATTATATGACTGCCAGCGGAGAGAATTTTTTCATAAACCATAGCACCGTAAAAGGTGGGCTGGTACTCATTACCAACGTAGGAAATCAGTGCGGATGCGAAATACCGGTAAAGATAGGGGATTATGTGTGCGGCCGCAGATATGGAGATAAATGGTGCTTTTCCGTTGCGGACGGTGCGGCTTTTGAGAACAATACTTGTGGAACTCTCAAAAAGAGAGATGGGAAACAAAAACCGATAGACATATTCAAAGATCAGGAACAGTTAGAAGAGTGCCTGAGAGAGTGGCAACACAGATTATTCCTTGATGGGTGGCTGATACTGGCACACGTCGAGGATAAGATTATGAACCCTGACGGAGAAGAGGTAATTGACGCTGCCGGATATAACACATTCATATTTGAATCCAGTCAGGCAAACATCCAGTTACTCAGCGATGAAACTTACAAAGAGAACAATACACTGTTCAAACACTGTATGGAAAAAGATCTTGTGCATGAACTTTTACATTGCAAGTATGACTGGATGGGATGCCAGGGTGGAACCTATGAGGGTGTGTATCTGGACGCAACCGAACACCAGAAGCTAGAGGAAATGGCGAAGAGCCTCATCATGGCAAAATACGGTGTCGGTTACGATTACTTCATGTGAGGTGCGGTATGACAACAGTGGTGGTCTATAAGACCGATACAAAAGAAGTTCTGGCAGCAATTCCAATGGATGGTGGAGATGCCGTCTGCCGGAATGATGTGGAATTTCAGATTTACAACGGAACAGAGCCAATATTCACGGAAACTCCCGGAGGAATCGTATTGGCAGAAAACAAATTTATGATAAAGATGGAGGGCAACAACAATGAAAAATAAAGGAACATGGATTATTGTCGGCATCGTAGCCGCATTTGTATTACTGATAGCAGGAATTTTCGTAAGCACCAACAACAGAGCGGTTTCATTGGAGGAACAGGTTTTTACGGCTGACTCTGATATTCAGGCACAGGAGAAACGCAGAACGGATCTCATCTACAATCTGGCAGATTGCGTCAAGGAGTACGACAAGCATGAGGCAGAGACTCTTCTTAATGTCGTGGAAGCAAGAGGAAACAATGACAGCACCACGGATATTGAGAATGTGACAACTTCCATAGCTGCGGTTGCCGAAGCATACCCGGAATTAAAATCCAATGAGAATTACAAGGAACTGATGAATGAACTTTCAACCACAGAGAATATGATCCTGCAGTACCGCACTGCCTACAATAATGAGGTAAGGGCGTATAAGAAATACGTGCGTAAATTCCCTCATAAGCAGATCTTGGGAATTATGGGATATGAGGTTATCAATTACGACTATCTGGAATACAGCGAAGAGGACAGACAGCCGGTAAGCAATCTGTTTGGAGAATAAGCCTATGAGAAAAGGGAGTAAGATAATCTACTCCGGCAATGGTTGGGATATGACGGTGCGTGAACTGATGTTTAGCATCGTCATTATCCTTATCATGCTTATGGGTGGATTTTTCATTAGTGAAAAGATAGCTTCACGCAATGACGAACAGAATCAGGAATACTATCAAGCCATGCAGATTGATGGAAATGCGGAGCTGTTTCAGTACGGTATGCGAACTGATGTAGGAAATGCGTTCGTGAAAGGAAATCTGGTGGCAGTAGATCCTGTTACAGATCCGGGAATAGGTGGAGTACCAGCTGCCTACATAAAGGTTGAGGAACAACACTACAACCGACATACGAGACAGGTGGCACATACACGGACGGTAAATGGGAAAACACAGACTTATTACACCACGGAGGTATATTATTCGTGGGATTACTACGATAGTTGGGAAAACCATAGTCAAACGGTGTCATTCCTTGGTGTGGAGTTTCCGTATGGAAAAATCCAGATGCCAGGATCTTACCTGTATGACACGATTAAGCAATCGTCCCATGTGAGGTATTTGTACTATGTTATCAACACGGAATACAGCGGAGTTATCTATGCCAATCTCAAAGACAATACCATAGAGGACGGAACACCGTTCATTCAGGCAGATACGATAGATGAAGCGGTGGACTATATGGTTTCAAACGGAACTGCCGGGTTGGTAATTTTCTGGGTTGTATGGGTAATTTTGATTGGAGCAGCCGTGTTTGGATTCTGCTATTTTGATAATAAGTGGCTGGAGGATTAGAGATGTATATTGTAGACCAGGATCGTAGCAACGTAGTGAACATCGGCAATATCAAAAGCATTGCACTCAACGGAAAAAGAATTACTGCCGATGATTACACACTTGCAGCTTACGACACAGAACAGAGGGGGAAAGAAGTATTTGAACAGTTACTCGGAAACGCTTTTCCTCCTGATATGATAGTGGCTAAGAATTGCAACATATCTGAGGATGCCGTAAAGGATCTGGCAATGGATCATAGCATTATCATGGTTCGTGGCAACGGACAGGCGGATGTTACAGCGTATAGCTGCGGAGTTTATTATATGCCGGAGGAATAAAAGAATGTTAGATATTATTTTGGCAATCATTTGGATTGCAATATTGGTACTTTACATTGTTGTTGGTTGGAAAGATGCAAAGTCCAACAATGAAGTGAAGAAAGAAATTACACAGATGAATGAGCTGCTGTTGGAACAGAACTCTCAGCTCAAAGAACAGAATAAGCATCTCAATATGGTTATCCTGAGTGTTTGCAGCAAGAGTGTACGAGATAGAAAAGAACAGGAGGAAAAACGTGAAAAAGCAACGGAAAGAGATACGTCTGAAAAGGAAACGCCTGAAAGCGGCATATAACACAATCTTAGAAGAAAACCGCCGATTAAAAGGTTGGCAATCGGTGTATGGCAGAAAAGAGATTAGAACATTTGGAGGACGCAAAATAGTCACAATATTTGAAGCAGGAAGCGACAGTATGGGAGAAATCATAAAAGACAGAATGGCAGTTGAAATTGGTAGAGCACTTAAAGAAAATGGTGCAATTCAGTTTGAAACATACGATGATCCTATGAAATGTGGAATTATTGTGGATGCGAAAATAAAAATCGTTATGCCGTAGGTATATTACAGAGCCGTGTAGAGCCGTGAGAAAGGATGAATTTTCATGGCTCAACACGAACTATCGAATAAAGAGATTATCGTAAGGCTTCTGAAAAGCGATCTGAGCGACTATGACAATCTTCTGTCCTTGCTTGGAATGGCAAATGAGGTTATCCGGGAAGATAAAGAACTTTCACGAAAACTGGCGAATAAGGTCAGGTTCCTTGCACTGAGACTATGTGCGACAGGAGATATTAAATATTACGATTTGTACAATAAGGCTCTTTTGTTCTTGGCACAGGAACATAAGGATTTTGACTCTTATCTGCTTTATGTGGAAAAGAACAGAGATCCCGAGGACAGATACTATCAGCCACGAAGAAATAAGATTTATTGGCTTGTACAGAAGATGCAGAGGCTCATTGATGATGAGTTGGATATTCTGTCAATATCAATGCCTCCTGGCACCGGCAAGACCACACTGGGAGAGTTTTTTATATCGTTTGTAATGGGGCATTACCCAAACACACCAAACCTTATGTCCTCCCATTCTGGATTTATGACGAGAATGTTCTATGATGCCGTTCTCAACATAATTACCAGTAATGAATATTGTTGGAGCGATGTGTTCCCGGACATTGTATTTGAGGGAAACAATGCGAAAGAAGAGACAATAAACCTTGGAAGATGGCAGCCGTTTAAGACACTGACCTGCAGACCAATCAGAGGTTCCCTTACCGGTGTTACCCGTTGCGAGGGATTTCTGTATGTGGATGATTTGGTTTCCGGTATCGAAGAGGCTTTGTCTATTGATCGTCTGGATAAGCTGTACGGAGAGTACACCACAGACCTTAAATCTCGTAAAAAGAAGAAAGCAAAAGAGATCCACATTGCAACCCGGTGGAGTGTGCATGATGTTATTGGCCGGCTTGAAAGAATGTACGAGGGAAATCCGAGGGCAGAGTTCATTGCTGTTCCAGACATTGATCCTCAGACCGGAAAAAGCAATTTTGATTACGATTACGATGTTGGATTTGATGAGAAATACTTCCACGATATGGAAATGTCGATGGATGATGTTTCATATCGCTGCCTGTATAAAAGTGATCCGATTGAGAGAGAGGGTATTCTGTATCATCCAACAGAATTACAGAGATATATCGGAGGACTGCCGGACAGAGAACCGGATTCTATATTGGCAATCTGCGATACCAAGGACACCGGTACAGACTACAACTTCCTCGGAGTTTTCTATCAGTACGGAGACAGATACTATCTGGAAGATCTGGTATTCAAGAACATCGACCCTGGAACCTTGGACGAACTCAACTCAGATATGCTTGTTAAGCATCATGTACAGCAGGCACAGTTCGAGAGCAACAAAGAGGGTAGCAGAACCGCAAATGAAGTTGAGAGACTTGTTAAAGCCAAAGGCGGCAGATGCCATATTACGAAGAAATACACTACTCAGAACAAAGAGACCAAGATCATCGTCAATTCTTCATGGGTTAAGGAACACGTCATATTCAAGGATATTACAGAATATGAGCCTAAGAGTGATTACGGCGTGATGATGTCATTCCTTTGCAGTTATACACAGCTCGGAAAGAATAAACATGATGATGCGCCGGACACCCTGGCAATGTTCGCTCAGTTTGTAGATGCTCTTCTTGGCGGAGAGGGACAGGTAGTAAAGAGAAGTGACTTAGGAATATAGAAAGGGATAGCATGGGACAATATAGTTTCGCCACCAACTTGAAAAAAGAAAGAACGAATAGGGGAATTACACAACACGAACTTGCAACGGGCGTTCATGTGGCACAGAATACCGTGAGTGATTGGGAACAATGCAAAAGTTATCCGTCAATCGACAAGATATACGATATAGCAAATTTTCTCAAAATCCCTGTAAGCAAGTTGATTTCTGATGTTCAGAAAAACGGTTGTAAAGCCGACTGCACACTGAAAAACAAATTTTTTTGAAAATTTTGTTTATTCCACTTGACAAAGAATGTTTAGTACGCTATACTACGACCATACCAAGTGACACGGACATAAGTTCAACGGACTAAACACACAAGGTATGGCATTAAAGTTTCTCCTAACCATTGCGGCACTGTTACTGTGCCGCAATATGGGAAGTAAGCTAACTCGGTAGAAGCGATGGACTGAAAATCCATAGGAGTTGGTTCGACACCAACACTTCCCACTTAGGATTACTGTTCCCCGACAGCAATCCTACATCGGAGGGTTCCCACTTATGATAATCCTCCGAAACCTCACATAGAATCTCCCCAGTGTGAGGTATGGACCATTAGCTCAGTTGGTTAGAGCGTCCGGCTCATAACCGGATGGTCTGGGGTTCAAGTCCCTGATGGTCCACGCATGGCGATCTGGCATTTCCCGGGTAAATGGAAGCTACACCAAGATAGACCAGACGAAGTAAGGTGGTTGAGTGCGCCGATGCAGAACAGAAACGGAATGTCCAGCGCATGACCGTGACGGCTACCAGAGGTAGCAATACAAACGGAAAAGGAGAACGGAATGAGTATCATTTTGACAATCATCGGGATCGTACTTTTCTTCGGCGGCATCATTGCCGGGTGTTCGTTGAAACAGTATGAAATCGAGGAAAAGGGAAATGAGAAAGCAAAATTCCCGAAAGGTTTTGTTGTTGTGGTACTTGTTGGTCTGATTGTATTCGGAGTAGGTAATTCACTCGTGATTATCCCGACCGGATATACCGGAGTCAAAAGCACATTCGGACAGATTGATGAGACAACAATACAGAACGGTGCAAACTGGAAGATCCCATTCATCCAGAAGATTGAGAAAGTCAACAACAAACAGCAGGACATTGTGTTTGACGGACAGATTTGGTCTGAAACATCAGAGAGAACGGCACTGTATTATGACGGTATCACAGTTACATACCAGATCAACCCGGAAATGTCCGCATGGATTTATGCCAACGTCAGCAATTATAAGGAGAACCTTGTAACACAGACACTTGTGGCTTCCGCAATCAAGACAAGCAGTAAGTCCTTGACCTCAACAGATGCAACGAACAGAGGAATTGTAGAACCTCTTTCCATGCAGAACATTCAGAAAGCCCTCGATGAGAAATATGGAGAGGACGTAGTAATCATCAACAAGGTAGTAATTGCCAATACTGATTTTGAGGACAGTTACAATCAGGCAATCGCTGAAAAACAGACCGCACAGTTGGCTTATGAACAGCAGCAGATTGAAAATCAGAAAAAGATCGAAGCTGCTGAGGCAGATGCCAAGGTAAAAACTACTCAGGCACAGGGCGAAGCTGACGCTGCCGTTATTAAAGCGCAGGGAGAGGCGGATGCCAATAAGCTGTTGAATGATTCACTGACGAATAAGATTTTGCAGCAGATGTATTTGGAGAAATGGGACGGCGCACTGCCGAAAGTGTCACTGTCGGACGGCGCAGACACAATCGTAGACATTGGAGATCTTTCATCAACAACGGAGGTACAGAGCAATGAATAAAGCTGAATTAGTACAGGCTATGGCTGACGATGCCGGACTTTCCAAGAGTGATGCTGAAAAAGCACTCAACGCATTTGTTGAGATCGTAGGCGGAGAACTCGGAAAGGGTGGGAAAGTGCAGTTGGTCGGTTTCGGAACATTTGAAGTAACTGAGCGCGCTGCCAGAGTTGGCAAGAACCCTCAGAACGGAAAAGAGATTTCTATTCCGGCTTGCAAAGCACCTAAGTTCAAAGCTGGTAAAGCACTGAAAGACGAAGTAAATCGCTAAATGATCGGAGCGAACTTGGTGTAGTGTGGTGGTTCGATTCCACCTGTGGGCGCAGCTCTTGCGATTAAGGTTCCCACCGCTTCTTTCCTAATGTTCTTGGCGATACAAAGAAAATTTCGGGCGAACGGCAACGATTGGTGGTGTTGCGGCGGACTGTAAATCCGTTCCCTCGCGGTAAACATTGGAGGTTCAATTCCTCTTTCGCCCATTTCGGTGTAATGAGCCGAGAAAGTAATCTTGCAAGAAAAAATCAATATCAGGAACCCGTTTACGCTTGTGCGGTTGATTTCCTTTCGGTAAAAAGGAACGCTCCTCTGTTCGATTAGTCAAGCGGTCAAGATACCACCTTTTCACGGTGGGGACGGGAGTTCGATTCTCCCATCGAACATTTCAACTGAGAATAACGCTGACTGTTTACAGTTGGTTTCGTATTCCGGCTGAAAAGTATTGGCGAAAGCCGTGGTAAGCAATCATTAAATAGGGAGATTGCAATGCTCACTGAGAGGCTTATGTGAGTAGTCCGGGAAAGCCGACAGGACTTAAACTTGGAGAGCTTGCGTAAGTCACGCTAAAGACCATCGTTGCAACGATGCCTACGATAGCATAACTGGAAATGCCACGGACACCATGCCGGGGAAAGTGGGGTTCAACTCCCCACCGTAGGACGAGCGGATTTCTTAACTGATTTTCTTAGTCCGGCTTTAACAGGAAAGAAAATTGGCGGTGGCGAGGTTCCGGTGATCACTAAGTGACTTTTGGCATGAGTATTTTCAAGAGGAAAACCATGAGTAGAAAGGCAGATAGAGCCGTAACTACACAAAAAAATCTATCAAAACGCAGAGGACAGGTAGAGGCGGAGAACTGCGATAACAACGTACATCCGAGGTAAGGCGATAAAGAGTTGGACTCGCCAAAGGTTCTTTGAGTATGTAGTCGGTGGATTATGAGAACCATGTGGAGGGGTGTAAGGTCCGAGAACCACATTAAAAAATGAAATACCTTTGTTGGCAACTGTCTTACACGTTGCATCGGTTCGGTAGTGGCAACCATCCAAGCTACCGCCGGACTGCATTGGAGTATAGCTCAGATGGATAGAGCACAACACTACGGATGTTGGTTAGCGCAGGTTCGAGTCCTGTTACTCCAATAATGGCTTGTAGCTCAGTGGTAGAGCGTCTGACTGTTAATCAGAATGTCGTGGGTTCGATCCCCACCTTGCCAGTTGGAGACACTTGACTTACTCTTTCAAAGCACTCCACAAAAAGGTTACGAAAGGGCGTTTACGACCGGCGGAAGAGGATCTCCGACTTGTACGTTACCAAGGGAAAACTACTCTGCCGTGTGTCCGGTTGGTCGAGGGTGCGGTCTTGAAAACCGTCTGGATGTAAAAGTCTCTGGGGTTCAAATCCCTAACACGGCGTTTATATGGCTCTATGGTATAAAGGTTATTACGCCCGACTGTCTATCGGAAAATTTGGGTTCGATTCCCAATAGAGTCGTTATGGTGCATTGCCGTAATGGTAGCGGAGTGGTTTGCTAAGCCATCCGGCAGAAATGCCGTATAGGTTCGATTCCTATATGCACCGCTATGAGACCGTATTCCACCGGTGGAGGAGGTTTCAGAATTGGATAGTAGGCAGTAAAGGGTAACTGCAATATTAGTACGGTTGAGGAAAAGGCGCGTCCCGGTGTGGCAACAACGCAAAGTGCAGTGATTGGAATAAGCAGGAATGGCAGCCACCCACCTTTGATACGATAGGTTCAAAAATCCGTATGCACCAAACACATGAGGTAATCTGCGACTATCGTAATATTCCAGTGTAAGGTCCGATTCCTTACCTATCCAATCCCGGTCCGGAACGGGGCAATAAGCCGAAAGGCGTAGACAGAGAGGAAGAAAGGTATGATATTACAAACAATCAAAAAGGGTGTCAGAAATGATACCTTTGAGGAATCCCAGGTTATTCAGTGCTTCGATGTTATTATCGAAAAGGATATGCTTCAAATATCCAACGCTGAATCCTCAGATGAAGAATTGGAAATCAGACAGAAGAATTTCAACAAGGCAAAGGAACTTATCGGTGCTGCCGGATTGTGCAGAGATAACATTATTTGGTATCTTGGTGATCCGCCATTAGAGAAGAATGTTTCACTCACGGTGGTTACTTTAGATACAGTTACTTATGTGTATAGCCGCATTGGTATTCCTGATACTATGGTATTCATTCTGAATAATTCTGGAAAGACAATATCCAGAGTGTTATAAAAAGCCGTCCTGACTTCGGACGATAAACCAGTTGGGTTAGAGAGATTCCCCGAAAGACATTTCCTATCGACATTGCCATTGGTCTCGGCAGAACCGCCAATATTGGGCATTAAGCGGGTGTACGGAAATGTTTAATCAAGTCCGCCGGTCACATACTGTCGTAGTTAGCACCGGTTAAGTGAGGAACGCAAGGAACGACATAGCAGAACTTACAAAGCAGCCTAGGGGCGAGGTTGCATTATGGCGGAGTGGAGCAGTGGTAGCTTGCCGGGTTCATGCCCCGGAGGTCACAGGTTCAAATCCTGTCTCCGCAATCTTGCGTGGTAGTTCAACGGAGAGAACATTATGAGCGGTTGTCATGCTTCATGTGACACGGACAGCAATAATTCTTTTTTCGATGGTAACGAAGAGATGGGGGTTCGATTCCCTCCCACGCAACTGATACGGATTTCCGTATTAAAACTGAACATGGAGAGATGGCGGAACGGTAGACGCGGCAGTTATGTACAATACATCATGTTTGTGATGCTGACAGCAAATATTACAGCTTGGGGCCTGCTTCATTGTTGGTTCAAATCCAACTCTCTCCAATCAAGGCGATGGCGCAAATGTCCTTACAAATCAAGAAGATGCGCCAATTACATGAGTGAGGTAGCTCAGTTGGTAGAGCACGAAAGAAAAATGGATCATGTTTGTGGTCCGAACAGCAATCTTTCATTCCATGCTAAGGACGTTGTCGGCGGTTCAAGTCCGTCCCTCACTCTATATGGCGATGTGGTGCAAAGGGAGCACAGCAGCTCTGTTAAGAAGAATGTCATGTTAGTGGCATAATCAGCAAACTCCTTTCAATAACAATCCCAAGCTGCGGATAGAGGTTCGATTCCTCTCGTCGTCTCTGCCCCGATTGCCGGTTATGGTAAACCGGATGGAACATGGTTGACAGGAGTGTTCCTTACAGCAATCGAGTATACGGGTTCAAGTCCTGTCGGGGCAATTAAGTGACGCTTACAGCAATCTTTCAAAACAGAAAATTCCATTGACAATATTTTCCCGTTTGAAACAGCGTCATGTAAAAAGAAAGAGGTTGCCTATGAACCGAAAAGAAGATTATAGGGATATGGAAAAGTATCATAAGGCGTGTCAGAGACAGCATAGGCGATATTACAGTAAAACGTCATTTCTATATCCGTCTCATCCGTGGACTGCGGAGGAAGATGCACTGGTAATCAAGCATGAGATTACCGATTCTGAATTGTCTGAGAAAATTGGTCGTTCTGTCGGAGCGATACATAACAGGCGGTATGAACTTAAAAAGTTAGCCAGATAGGCATAAAACTTTACATGGGACACTTACAGCAACCCTTTTGGATATGACTGTTAATCATAAACCCCAATAGTGTCCTGACAATGAAACAGTAAACAATTTTATAGGGACTCCTACAGCAATCACAATGGTTAAAGCAAATGTCTAAAAAACAATGTGAAACGGTTCAATTCCGTAAATGAGAGTCCTGGAAAGGTAGGAAAACATGAGCTTTGCAGATGCAATGAGAGAAGAGGGTAGATTTACCCGGACTGAAAACGGTGCAGTGGCACTGAATACTTCCGGCGATGCCAGATTGGATCTGTTTGGTACAATCGGATCGTTGAGAGAGGCTGATGAGAACAGAATTACCACTCTGTTTGCTGAGGCATACGCACAGGACAAACTCTTTGCTACAAAGATTGCGTTCTATGCAAGAGACATTCGTGGCGGTCTTGGAGAGAGAAAGACTTTCAGAACCATTATTCGTTATATGGCAGAGAAACACCCGGAAGCACTCAGACCAAACCTTGATCTGGTCGGTGTGTTCGGAAGATATGATGATCTGTATGAGCTTATCGGCACTCCGTTGGAGGACGATATGTGGGCTGCAATGAAGAAACAGTTTGAGGAAGATTTACAGAACCTCAATGCCGGAAATGCAATTTCCTTACTTGCAAAGTGGATTAAGACCGCAGATGCAAGCAGCTCTGCCACAAGAAAACTCGGAATCCTTACGGCGCAGAAATTAGGCTATCCGGTCTACAATTTCAAGAGAATCGTCCGTAGCATGAGAAAACAGATCGGCGTCGTTGAAAGTCTTATGTCAGCCGGAAGATGGGATGAAATCAAATACCCGGAAGTTCCGAGCCGTGCGATGATGATTTACCGCAAGGCATTTATGAAACATGATGCTGAGAGATTTGGAGAGTTTATCAACAAAGCAGAAAAGGGAGAGGTAAAGATCAATGCCTCAACACTATTCCCTTACGATATTGTTGAGAAGATCCTTTATGGCAGAGAGAGCAGCAAGGTACTCGAAGCACAGTGGAAAGCATTGCCGAATTATGTGGAGAAAGGAACAAACGCTTTAGTTATGGCGGATGTGTCCGGTTCCATGAGAGGCAGACCTATGGCAACATCAATCGGTCTTGCAATCTATTTTGCAGAGAGAAATGTTGGCGCATACCACAATCTGTTTATGACGTTCTCTGGCAGACCGGAGACGGTTATTCTGAGGGGAGAAACCCTTGAACAGAAGATACGCAACGTAAGTAAAGCAAATTGGGATATGAATACAGACCTTAAAGCTGCTTTTGAGAGAGTCCTTGAAATTGCGGAAAAACACAATACTCCACAGGAAGAAATGCCGAAAGCAATCGTTGTTATCTCTGATATGGAAATTGACTATTGCGGAAACCGTGAGTGGTCTTTCTATGACAAGATGGCAAATAAGTTCCGCAAGGCTGGTTATGTGATTCCGAACATCATCTTCTGGAATGTGAACAGCCGACATGATGTATTCCATGCAGATCACAACCGTAAGGGAGTGCAGCTTGCAAGCGGACAGTCCGTGACGGTATTCAAACAGATCCTGCAGAACCTTGGCTATAATCCGGTTGAGGCTATGGAGAATACAATCAATTCTGAGAGATATGATTGCATCACAGTCGAATAGAGTAAATACTGACCTGGGCAAATAGCTCCGGTCAAATAAAATATAAAAGGAGATAACCACCAATGAAAACACCCTACAATGAAATTGTGAACATCGCAAGTATTGGTTCACAGACAAATCCGATTTCTCTTAATGAGATTTTGAGAAAGGCAAACGATGAGCAGCTTACACCGGCAGCACAGAACAAAGAGAGAGTATTGTTTCTCGGAATTGATGTGCAGCAGGACTTCATGGATAATGGAGCACTCGGAGTTCCCGGAGCGCACGGCGATGTTGAGAGAATGACACAGTTTATCTATAACAACATGGATAAAATTACGAACATCGCAGTATCTATTGATACTCACACACCACATCAGATTTTTCATCCGTGCTGGTGGATTGATGAAGATGGCAATAACCCGGCTCCTTACACGCCAATCACACTTGCAGATCTTGATTCCGGAAAGTACAGAGCTGTTATATATCCTCACCAGAGCCGTGACTATGTAGAACATCTGGAAAAAGACGGAAAGAAAACCTTATGCGTATGGTCTTACCACTGTTTACAGGGTACATCTGGTGCGGCATTTGAAAATCAGTTTGCCAACATGATTTATTTTCACTCTGTTGCAAAGAAAGCCGTTACGCAGCGTCTTGTAAAAGGACAGGACCCACTCAGCGAAATGTATGGAATTATCAAACCTGAGTATGATACAAAGAACTACATCAATATCGACTTCCTGAACAAACTGGAAAATTACGACAAGATCATTATTGCAGGAGAGGCAAAGAGCCATTGCGTATTGGAAAGCATTAAACAGATTCTCGAACATTACGCTAATCGTCCAGAGATCACTCAGAAAATCTATATTCTGGAAGATTGTATGTCCTCCATTCCTGGGTTTGAGGATGTTACTGAGCAGACCTTTGATGATTTTAAGAAAACGTACCATGTAAACATCGTGAAAAGCACAGATGATATTTTGTAGGAGGTAGCCGGTATGAATGAAACAGAACAGGTAATTGACGGATTAGATGAGGTTGAGATCGCAAATACCTCCATTGATGAAATCGACAGTGAGAACATCAATTTAATTTTTGTCGGAATCGACAAGTCTGGTTCTATGGGAATGTATGAAAGAGATATGGTAAAAGCTCTTTCGGATTTCAAAGATGCACTTATCAATTCCAAGGAATGTGATGAGATTCTGGTTGCAAGAGCAGACTTCTCCGACAGTGCAACCGTAGGGGGCTATAAGCGCATTACAGAGTTTGACACTTCGTATAGCACCGATGGATGCACAGCTATGTACGATACGATCATTGATGGAACTGAGAAGTTGAAAGAATACAGAGACTTCCTCAAAAATGAGGGAATGAGAGTAAAGGCCGTGTTTGCAATTTTCGGAGATGGGATGGATAACTCTTCTCAGCCGGGAGGGTTTGCAAAGGCAAAGAAAGCGGTAGAGTATCTGAACGTGGAAGAAATCGTTACTGCGTTTATCAGTTTCGGAGGACAGGCAACACAGGAGGCGAAAGACCTTGGATTCAAGAATATCCTCGATGTAAGCAGTTCTGCATCAGAACTCAGAAGAGCTTTCAACTGCTTATCAAAATCAGTGATTGAAAACTCCAAGAGTGCCGTATCGAAACAGGATGATTTTTTTGACGTATAAAAAATGAGAGTAGAACGGCGATCCTAAAAGGGGTTGCCGTTCTTTTTTGTGGGAGGAAATACAATGGTTATAAATAAAATCGGTCAGCAACATATCGACTACGGTACGAATTGCCAGGACTACGGAATTGAATTTGATGGGATGAAAGTTGTTTGTGATGGCTGTTCGGAGGGAAAACACTCAGAAGTTGGGGCAAAAGCGTTTTGCCATCTTTTAAAAAATGACAGCAGAATTATACATGAATGTAGTGTGTATACTGCCGCAGCCGCTTTTGGAGAGATACTTGGTTTATTCGGGCAGACTTCCGGCTCAATCAGAGATTTCCTTTGTTTCACGATCCTTATGGTTACTGAAAATGAGACACATTTCATGGTAGATTACTGCGGAGATGGTTTTATCGTGAAAGAACGTCTGGACGGAACGATTGAGTTTGAAGAACTATCTGACGGAGAATACCCGAAATACTTTGCCTATAATTATGTGGATAAAGATATGCTCAAACAGTACAAAGATGGTGTCATTTTTTCCACAAAGGCTTTTCCAAAAGACGAATACAGGAATATTGGTGTAGCGTCTGACGGAATACGATTCGCCATGAAAGATGCACAATTTAAGAAAGAATTTACGGAAGCCCTGCAGAGCGGTAAGGAAGTAAGGGTAAAGAGGTTTATAAACAAACATCAGAGAGTATTCCAGGATGATACAACAATCGTATTGTAGGAGGGCATTATGAAAATGGCACTAACGAGGATAGGAAAAGAAAAGATAAGACAGCTTACCCCCATAACGGAGGGAGGCGAGGGATATATCTATGAGTTTGGCAACGATATTCTGAAAATTTACAAACCCTGTGTTGATATTGCAGCCAAGGAAAAGAAAGTTGCCATGCTCATTGACAAACCGCTGCCAAAGGAGGCTATTAAACCGATTACGGCAGTGTATGACAATAACAATAAGTTTATTGGTTACATTATGCCAAAAGCAGTAGGAGAGGAAGTAAGAGTTCTCACAAGTAAAAAATATCTGAAAGCGAATGGGATAACCACGAAAGATATTTTGGAAATACTCGTAAAGATACAGGACACCGTGAGAGATATACATTCCGCCGGAGTGTGTATTGGGGATCTGAACGATCAGAACATCCTCTTTGACAAAACTGGAAATGTGTACTTTATAGATTGCGATAGTTGGAGCGTGGAAGATGAAAAATGCGAAGTTTGCATGGACTTATTCAAAGATCCATTGATGAAAGGAAATGATTTTTCAGAGGAAACAGACACATACGCAGAGGCGATTTTGATTTGGAAAACCCTTACAAGGATTCATCCGCATGGTGGGACTGTGACACCAGATATGGATATTGTAGAACGTATGAAACGAGGAATATGCGTAATAGACAATCCAAAAGTAAAAATACCAAGAACGATTAAACCGTGGAAAAACTTATCTCCTTATCTGGTTGATTCTCTGAAAAAGATTTTTGAGAATAAGAGCCGATCTATGGGGGATGAATTAAAACACATGGCAAAGCACCTTAAATTCTGCGATGTACACCAGGAGTTTTATTATGGCAAATATGCTCGTTGTCCGCTATGTGATAATAATGCAAATGTTCTTACTAAGCCGGTATCACAAGGGGTAACAGGAGGACTTACACTTATCACGATGCTCAAAGGAAACGATGTAAAAATTGTTCTAAATGAGCAGTGTTATATCAATAATGCCGGAGAAGTAGTGGAAGTTAAGAATGGGAATAAATTCGCATACGAAAGCGGAATTAAATATCATTTTGCAGAGGTTGGAACAGAGAATATTGTAATAAAAGCGGATGATAGAGCGTTCTGGTTTACCACGGATAGAGAATATGTGTTTGATAAGAAATACAAGAGCCCGATTTATGCGGCAGGAGATTCAGTATACTTCATAAGTCCGGCCAATACATTAACCTCCATTCAGATCACAAAATCAGGAAACGGAATACGGACGATTACAAAATGTGGATATGAGAGTTACTTCGCGGTATCTGAGGGACATTCGTGCGTTGTGAGTAGATTTGCAGAAAACCTTATTGTAAATCTGGATGGGAAAAACATTGAGATACCATATACTGATACCGTGAATAATTATGGAATACACAGAGATAAAATAACCGGAGGATGGCTTATCGTGTTGGAAAACGGAGCCGGACAGTTTTTTACCTTTGTGTGCAATGAACATGGAGTAGCGTATAGCGAGGATCGTATTAAATATCAATGCAGGCTTGGCAATGTATGCTTTTATAACTCCAATATCTCAATACCTATTGATGGGAATATCAGAATATATTCGTACCAGAAACAGGCATTTAAAGACTTTGAGTGCGAAGCTGTATCGCCGGATAGCTGTTTAATCAAAGATTCCACAGCATTTACGATTATCAATGATGAAAATATTTATAGACTTGGGAGAACTGTACGATGAAAGGAGAAGAGAGAATGACAGAAGCACAGAAAAAAGCAGTTGAGGTACAGAAAGAGATCGAAGAGGTCTGCATCCGGCATGGACTCAATCTTACTATCTTTGGAAATGGGATTGGATTTGTCGATCCGAAAGAGAATAAGATTGTCATGGTGTGGAGACCTCAGTATAAACCCGAAACGCCATCATTACGTCCTATGGAGGAAAACACACAGACAGATTACAAACCGGCCACGCAGAAACCGTCTGGTGGGAATATGGCGGCATTTATCTATGGCAACCAAAAGGGCGGCGGCAGATTTGTAGGAAACCGTAAAAAGCATACTATCAGAGGGATGAAAAAGAAATGACAGAAGAGGAAAAAATCAATAAATGGATAAGCGAACACGATGGGGATGATTACTGTCATTACTGCACACTTTCAGAAGATTGCAGCCACGGTATGGTATGCTACGGTGGAGAACCAATAGAACCTGCGTGCTGCTCCTATGATATTGCAGAACTGCTTGATACAGAGCAGATTTTGGAGGATATGGATAATGGGGAAGAATAATAAATTGATAAATTCTCTAAATGAAATTGCCAGAAGAAACCGCTCACAGAATGTTGCTACCGCAGCAGATCAGATGGTTCCACAGATATATGCGGCTATCGCCATTGCGTTGCACCGCACATACGGTTTTGGGTATAAGCGTATCAATGATATATTTGTGGAGTCTCAGCACATTTGGGAGGACTACGCCGGAGACGGAGCTGGCATGGTTAAAAAATGTGAGGAAGAAACAGGAGTGACTGTATGTAGCCCAGAAGAGGCACAGAGATTGATGGAGATGCAGAATGGGATGTAGTGAAAATTGCGGATCATGCACATGGCATGAGAATTTCAATGGGACAACGGATTGGATATGCGCCAATGAGGAAAGTGATTGTTACGGAGCAGTTACATCCTGGGACGATTATTGCATAGACTACGAACCAAAACACGGAGAATAACGAACTCAATTACATCATTTAACTTTCAATTATATCATTTGAAAAGGAATGACTACGTTGAATATCGGCTACACCGATATTTTAATGCGTTATCATTCCTTTTTTGTTAAAATGATGGTGTCTTGGTATAGACGTTGGTGGATTATCCCTTTCTTGATATGGAGTAGTGAACGCTACTCCATATTGGTAAGCCCGGATAGCTCAACTGGCAGAGCATTTGATTTGTAATCAAAAGGTTGTGGGTTCGATTCCCACTCTCGGCTCTTGCCTCTTACGAGAGGCCATGGGTTCCTCCATTATTGTAGGATAGGGCGGTGGCGAGCCGCCCAGTAATGTGTGGTGGCGCAGTTCGGTAGCGCATCTGACTTTTAATCAGACGGCCGTGGGTTCAAATCCCATCCACGCAACTATCCACATACAGAAAGGAGCAGCTATATTGGAAACGGAAAACGTATACTGCCCTGTATGTAAGGCGCGGGCAAACCGTGAAAAACTTCTTTTCAAGAAAGCACCCGGAGCATCCGGCACGATTTTTATAAACTGCCGTGGATGTAAGGAAGTAATAAAAATAGAATTAAGCAAAGAGCCTTTGAGCCGGTTAAGTCATAAGTAGACTTGATCGGTTCTTTTGTTTTATTCGGAAAGGGGAAACTTCATGTACGCAAGCAACCGTCCAACTCTCGGTAGGCGAATGTTAATGACTGATGAGAGGGAAATTACGAAAGACAATATCATATCGGTTGTATCTAAGGCGTTTATGGAACACCAGAAGAATGTGGCACAGGAAGTTTTTCTTTTTGAGTATGAGAAAGGCAATCAGCCAATTCTTAACCGTGAAAAGAAAATCAGACCGGATCTCAATGCTACAGTCGTAGAAAACAATGCATCAAAGATTGTGGACGTGCATCTGGGATATTGTTTTTCCAACCCGATCACTTTCGTACAGAGAGCAAAGATAGAACCGACAAAGAAACAGAAGAAAGCCTTATTCGGATTTTTGAGAAAAAAGGATGAGGAAGATGGAGAGAATATTGACGATTTGAAGATCGCCATGCTCAATAAAATGATGCAGGAGCAGAGCAAAGCGGCAAAAGATATTGCCCTTGGAAGAAACCTGTTTATCTGCGGTGTCGGCTACCAGATGATGCTGCCGAACAGAAATAAGAGCAGATATTCTCCGTTTGAACTATTGGTTCCAAGTCCACTTACAACCTTTGTGGTGTACTCAAATGACGCATATAGAGAACCGGTGCTTGGATGCACCTATTCCGTACATGATGATGGAACAATTACTCTTACGGCATACTCAAAGAATTTCTGCTATACCATTGAGCATGAGTTGAACACGACAGACTATCATCTGAAAGAGAATATCGCACCAAACCCACTCCGAAGAATACCGGTCGTTGAATTTTATCTGAATGACCGCATGGGTATATTTGAAAAGGTTATTCCACTGATGGATGCAATGAATCTTGTGGATTCTGACCGTATCAATGATATTCTGCAACACGTTCAGAGCTTACTCTGGATGCACAACTGTCAGGTAAATGAAGAGGGCAAGAAAAACCTCGTAGATGGCGATGGAGTCATTATGACAAAGAGTACCGGGGATGGCAAGGAGGCAAAGATCACTTACCTCAATCAGACATTGAATGAGAGTGAGGTTCAGAAACTTGTGGATCATCTCAATTCTCAGTTGGAGCAGATTACCTCTACACCATCATGGCAGGAGGCAAGTGGCGGTTCAACCACTGGTGCAATGCAGTTATCCAATGGATGGCAGTGTTTGGAGATTTCCGCAAAGACGGTTGAGCAGTTATTCACTGAGCCAGAAATGCAGCTCATTGATTTGGCAATCGAAATCATTAAGACAGATCAGAGACCGTATGACGGTCTGAAAGATATAGAGACGGCAGATGTTGAAATCCGTTTCTGCCGTACAAAAACTTATGATTTGGTGTCTAAGACCAATTCCCTTGTGGCATTGCTTAATGCCGGAGTAGATGGCCTTACATCATTCAACACTGTCGGACTATTCACAGATCCACAACAGGCATGGGTTGATAGTAAGCCTATTATTGATGGCATACAGAAGAAACTTGCCTCCAAGGAGGAAAAGACACAGCAACCGAACCCTAACGCATACAAGGATGAAGAGGGGAACGGTGGGGAGAACAACACGGAAAAAGATAAGACAGAGGAATCTAAGCAGCCAAGTAAGACTGCAATGGTAGAAGAATAGGCGGTGTGAACTATGTATAATCCGGTTGAATACTTTGACGAAATGAACATTCTCAAAGACGATAAGCTCCGCCGGAAGAAAACCGCCAAGGAGTTTATAAATGCACTTGTAGACTTTTTTACAGCACAGTTCCTCAATCTTATTTCTGGCATTTTCCTTTACGAAAAGACGAGTGCCGATTACGAAAATGAACTCATGGATCTCTATTTTGCCATGATGCCGGAATATCAGTACGAAACAGAAGTAAGGGAAAAGGCATACAGATTTGCAAAGTATATTCAGGAAGCCACAGAGAGGGCAGTGGCAAATGCCAACGGCAACGATGATTATAAAATGTCTCGCATGACCGGTGGCATGATGAAAGAAGAGGATGTTCCAAAAAGTGTAAAAAGGATGTTCTCGGAGGTTAGAGCCACGGAGATCGCCCTGAATGAGACGAACTGGATATATAACTGGATAAATCATCAGAACCTCGTGGATAAGAAACAGACCACCCATACATGGGTAAGCATGAGGGATGAACGTGTCCGGGTTAGCCACTGGGAGGCGGACGGCCAAACAGTTCCTATTAACGAGCCTTTTATCATCAATGGGTACAAAATGATGTTCCCACTCGATGATAGCATGGGCGCACCGATAGATGAGATCATCAACTGCCGGTGCGTAGAATTATAAATCAGGAGGTAGAAAACCAATGGCAACTGCAAAAAAGACAGCAGCGGACAAGAAAAAGATGGACGATAAGAAGAAAGCAGCTTCAAAGAAAGATACTGCCAAGAAAACTGCCGATAAGAAAGCGGCAGCAAAGAAGTCCACAGCAAAGAAAACTGCTACCAAGAAAACAACTGCCAAAAAGGCAGCAAAGAAAAACTAACTGAATACAGTTAGAGCCTATGAGCCGGATGTGATGAAAAATCGTGTCCGGCTCATTTTTTTTCGGTTACAGAGGGAGTAATCCCTTTCAGATAACGGGTTAGAGAAAACCCTCATCAAACGCACACAACTATTGTCTTGCAGAGACGCAAGTAAAAAAACGCAGAAATTCACACGGAGAGAACCGTTCAAACGCAGGAGGTCAATTATGGCAGATGTAAACAGCACAACAACTCAGAACCAGACACAGCAGCAGTCTCAGACAGCACCGCAGAATCAGCCTACTCAGGCATCCGGTACGCAGAATCAGCCTCAGACAGATAAGCATGAGGAAAACAACTCCGGCGGAGAAGTAACCGTTGAGAGCCTTATGGCGCAGCTTGCACAGGAGAAAGCGGCAAATGCGAAACTGAAATCCGACAACGACAAACTTTGTACATCCGAGGGAAATCTTCGCAAACAGCTTAGAGCTAAGCAGACAGCCGAGGAGCAGGAGGCAGAGGCAAAAGCGGAACAGCAGGCTCAGAGAGATGCTTATGTCAAGGAACTGGAAAAATTCAAAGCGGTAGCGGAATCATCGGAGCGTTACTTAGGAATGGGTATGCCGGCCGAAATGGCAAAGGCAACGGCAACAGCAGAGTACGAGGGAAGCATGGATGTTGTTACCGGAAACATCACTAAGTTTATGGCGGAAAGAGACAAACAGAAAGAGTCGGAAATCCGCGCTCAGTATTTGGCTCAGATGCCTACACCGCAGTCTGGAAACGTAGGTCAGGTTGACTATTCAGCACAGATGAAACAGGCAATGGACGCTGGCGATATGCAGTCGGCAGCTCTTGCAATACTAAGTCAAAGTGCCGCTAACAATCAGCAGGCATAAATCTAAAGGAGGTAATGAATTATGGCACAGGGCACAGCAACATCATTCGCTGTTCCTAATTTTAGCGGAATGTTATTCGCTAAAGGGCAGACAGCAACACCGTTCTCTACGATGATTGGCGCAAGACCTCTTGTAACCAATCATGTAGAGTTTACTTGCGGTCAGGAGTACAACACAGAAACAGGCGAACAGCCGGATATTTCTGAGACTGCATCCCTTACCGCACCGAAACCGGAGATCACAACCAGAAGCCAGCTTACCAATGTGACTCAGATGTTTATGAAATCCGTAGCGATTTCATACGGCAAACAGAGCAACATGGGTACTCTGCAGGGCATCAACGTGGCCGGTCAGCAGGCAAATCCTCTGGATGAACTTGCGTTCCAGGTATCTCGCAGAATGGCGAAGATCGCACAGGACATTGAGTACACTTTCCTCAATGGCGTGTATCAGAAAGCCACCTCTGACGCAGAGTCAAACAAGACAAGAGGACTTCTGACAGCTATCACAACCAATGTACTTGATCTTGCTAAAAAGCCTCTCACATACTGGCTTGTAGCAGAGGGATTAAAGTCCATCCACGATCAGGGCGCAAAGACAGACAACATTGTTCTCGGAGTTGATGCAACTACAATGTTGCAGCTCAACCTTGATGCGCAGCAGAACAACCTTACAATCGTTCCCCTCGGAAGAGAAGTGAACGGTATCAAATTACAGACGGTAGTTACCCCTCTTGGAGAAGTGGCAGTTGCTCTGTTTGATACTATGCCTACCGGTACAGCCGTTCTGTTCGATCCGTCCATCATGGCTCCGGTTCATCAGATGGTTCCTGGTAAGGGCAATTTCTTCCTGGAGCCGCTGGCAAAGACTGGTGCAGGAGAAACATATCAGATCTTCGGACAGATTGGTTTGGATCACGGTCCTGAGTGGATGAGTGCTAAGTTCACAAATATTTCCACAGATCTGCCGAGCGTACTGACAGCAACCAAAGCATCGGGGGAATAACAGGTCATACCCTTAACGGTGGTTCCGAGGTAGTTGATTCTTCTGTTTCCACATCAGCGGATGCGGTTTCAGAAGAGACGGCTACTGGTAAGAAGTACACAGAGGAAGAACTTAACGCTCTGACAGTAGCACAGATTAAGGCTATCGCAGCGGAACGTGGGTATGACATGAAAGAAACCGTAAAAGCAAAGCTGATTGCAGAGTTTTTAACTCAGCAAGGGTAAGAAAGTGAGGACGGATTATGGACGCTAAATTGTTGAAAGTCATTTTAGATGATGAAACTCTCACTGACGAACAGATTGCCGTCCTCCTTGTGAAAGCTCAGAAACAGGCTGCAAATCAACACTTTTGGGCGGATGATGATATTCCGACAGAGGCAGAGTTGGAGAGATTTTATAACCGGTATGAGTTTGAAATCTATGATTTGGCGAAAGCCATAAACTCTGACGATGCGAGGGGCGGACTTGTATCTCACACAGAACTTGGAGTTACCCGGAACTGGGGACAGACAGGTAAGAAAGATATTGAGTTGGCCTTGGCGAAGATCCCACCAAAAACCTATGTCGGTCTGTTAAGGAGGGATGGCAATGCCGAAGCTGAGACTTAAAGACCTCAGATTGAACCAAGTCCCTTTTTATTACCAGACCTATGACGGAACGGTGGATGAAGTGGACGAGGATGGCAACCTTACCGGGGAGAGCATACCGAAGTATTCAAATCCGGTTCGTGTGCTTGCGAGAGTAAGTCCGAACTCAGGAAATGCCGAGGACTCCCCATTTGGTAAAGATATTGTCTACGACAAGACCATATCAACCGTACAGAAATTGCCGATTGATGAATACTCAAAACTCTTCATAGATGTGGTTCCTATTCTCAACGAGGACGGTTCCACAGATACAGAACCGGATTATATATGTGTCTGCCCGAAACATGATTTGCAACAGAATCTATGGGCGATACGGAAGATTAAGGGGAATATCCATGCAGGACAAAATAACGATCAATCCCTTTGACCCGGACAGCATAGATGAGGCTATTAAGAAACTGGAAAAGCGGAAAGAGCGTATACACAAATGCGCAGAGAAACTTATACAGAGACTTACAGACCTCGGAGTTGAAAAGGCACAGGAGTTAGTTCCGGTTGATACCGGTACGGCAAGATCTTCCATTATCGGTTATCTGGATGAGGCAGAGGGAGTTGGAATCATAAGTGCTGGAGGGTACTGCAAGTACATTGAGTTTGGCACTGGTGTAAAGGGTAGGGACAGTTCCCACCCAAGCGAAGAGTACAAGGCAATAATGAACTGGGCGTACAATTCCGGGGCAACAATCTTTACCACGAAAGACGGCAGAGAGGGTTGGTATTATCCGGCTGATGATGGCACATGGCGATTTACAGAGGGTATGCCGTCAAGACCATTCATGTATGAGACGGCACAATATCTGAGGAAAGAAGCACAAAAAATAGCAAGCGAGGTATTCAAGGATGGTTAAGGACAATGTGAATTTGTATTTTACGAACCTCCTGAAAGACTTGCAGAAACAATACAGCAGTTTGAAAGGAGGACAGGTGTATAAAGCTACACCACCGTCATTCCCCTATATGTATTTCAAACAGATAGGCGGAGACGGAGCGTTATCCACACTTTCAAATACAGAGGACGGTATCAATCTTGGATTGGAAGTCAAATTCTATTCAAACAAATCCGCCTCAGAAGTGCGGAAGTTAGCAAATTCCGCAAGGGAATACATGGTAGGGATTGGATTTCATTGCGACTACTTCTCCCCTGTGGAGAATGTAAGCGATACTTCCATTTCGCAATTCCTTACCCGGTTCTCAAAACTGGAAACATGATTAACTCCATCGGCTAGGGTCGCTCCCGAAAAGCACTCGCCTGGTGCCTGCCGGTGGTTTTAATAAATTCAAGGCTTTACCTCTTAGGCAAAGGAAAACACAAGGAGGTAGAACGAAGATGGCAAAATGTACGAACGTCACTTATCTGATGAAGAAAAAGGATGGCGATGCCACATTTGAAAAACTGCTCGACATTACAGAGTACCCGGATCTCGGTGGAGAAAAGGAAAAACTCGATGTAACCACTCTTTCTGATAAAAAGAAGAGAACCATCAACGGTATTGAAGATACCGGAGATCTTACTTTCAAGGCATGGTACGAGAAAGCAGATTACCAGAAGTTACTTGCCATTCAGGAATCCGGCAAGGTTGAAACCTACCAGATCTGGTTTGGAGAAGAGGGCATTGACGGTAAGTGGGAGTGGTCCGGTGTTATGGCGGTATATCCGAACAGCGGTGCTTCAAACAACGCAAGAGAGATGTCGTTCTCTATCACTGATGAGGGCGAAGAGGCACTTCATTTTGTAACTGAGTAATTAAAGCAACTTAGTGGCAGGGGATTATTCCTCTGCCACATAAATAGGACAGATTAACGAAAGGACGGTTAATAATATGATTTTACAGACAGCGAATGGTCCCAAGGAAATTAAAACGAAAGAACTCGATTTTACTAATATGATGTGCGATCTGGAAGATTACGATGTAGATGTCATGGGACTTTTAGACAGTGAAACTAGATCGAGTATGAAAATAATAAAAACAATCAGAGCAATTTTGGCGGTACTTATCGGAACAAAAGATTTGACAGAAGCCGGGAAAGCCCTAACCGAACATTTAAAGTACGGAGGGGCAATGGATGAAATTATTGATGCGTTTACGGAGGCAATGGAAACCGCGGGTTTTGGAGGGGGAGCCGAGGAAACTCCGAAGAACAGCGGAAAGAAAACCAAGGCAGCAACAGAGTAGAGGAAATAGATCTTAGCAAATACAAATCGTTTACTGAGATTATCAATAAAGTTTGGCTTCCAAACGCTCTCCTTTATGGTGTTTCCTACGATACTTTCTGGAAACTGAACCCTAAGAAATTAGAACCATTCCAAAAGAAGAGAGAGATGGAGGCAAAAGAGCAGGCTACGGCAATAGATACATTGGCGTGGTCCGTTGGTTCGTATGTCGCAGATGCCATGGCAATATTCCTTGGCAAAAATTCTCCGGCATACCCAAGCCAACCGAGAAGCATGAACAGCACAGAGAGCGCACCGCCGGGAGCAAAAATGACGGATGCAGACAGATTCGCTGCCTTTGCCGCAGAACATAATAAGCGATTGAGACAGCGAAGAGAAAAGTAGCTGATTACATGGGGATAGGTTGACGAACCGAAACGGCGCAAGTCCGGCGCAGTTCCCCATGTTTTCTTATATTCGGACAAAACAATACCACCCACGGACAGGGTTTCAACGAAGTGAGGTGGCAAAATGCCTGATAACAGAGTAGATAGCATTTTATTGGAAATAGAAGCCACCACTGATAAGGCAGACGGTGGTATTGATAAAGTAACAAAAGCTCTTACCTCAATGAAGAAAATCACTGAGGGATTAGATACAGAAAAGTTAAAACAGATTCTTGATGTAATGCGTGGTTTCTCCGGCGTTGGAGATGATCTTAAAAATGCCGGAAGTGGCATGAGAAGCATTGCATCATCCATTAAGTCCCTGTCAGGAGTTGATACGGCAAAACTGAAAGAGGTTGCGGCTACCGTAAAGGAAGTCAGCACAGCACTTGGAAATCTCGGATCAAATAACCGTGTCAGCATCAGAATTGATTCTGAGGGAGCGCAGAGACGTGTACAGCCTTTGGAGAACGGTCAGCAAGCGGCAGCAGCCACAGAAAGCGTTGCGACCGCATCAGAAGAGGCACAGGCAGCAATGAACGGTGCTGCATCAGCGGCAAGTCAGTTGGCACAAGAGGAAAGCAACCTCGGAACTGCCGGACAAAGTGCAGCAGCCGGACAGACAAACTTAAACGAAAGTCTCAATCAGGCAAACACAAATCCGGCTAATAGACGTATTCAGGAACTCATAGACCAGATCAATAAGTACAAAGCCACTGTCAGCGGTATGGAGAGTGGAAAGATACGGTTTGATACCGGTCAGTATGAGGAAGCTGTGAATGGTCTCAGGCAGGCACAGGAACAGTTTAAGCAGTTCAAGGAAACGGTTTCACAGTCTCCTAAGAATATGGAGGATGTGGCAAAGTCCATTAAGTCCATAGGGGATGCAGCACAGAAATGTGGACTTGGAACCTTTTCTTCTATATTAAGTGGAATTGCATCAATTCTTCCGGCCATTGAAACCGGGGGCATGGCGGCAAATGCCGGATTCCAGTCTATGGCAGTTGGATTGGAAGCGGTGCAGACGGCAATTCCTATTATCGGCATCATACTAACAATACTCACTGCCATTATCAATGCCGTAAGACAAGTAGCAAATGCCGTAAAGAATGAGGTGCAAAAAATAATTTCTGCCGTAAAAACGGTAGTGAATAAAATCCGTTCTGGGATTGCTGCAATTATAAACAAATTCAAGGAACTCAAAAAGCGTGTCAGAGAGAGCCTTGGTTTTTCTGAAAAACAGAGTGGAGCGTTTGCGAAGAAACTGGGTTCCATCTTCCGACTTGGAACGTTCATGTTATTACGTTCAATGTTTACACACCTATTTGAACTCGTAAAAACAGGATTCGATAACCTTGTTATTTATTCAAAAAGAGCCGGAACAGAGTTTCACAAAAACGTGAATCTTCTCTATAACGATTTGCGTCAGCTCGGAGCATCACTGACAACTGCATTTGAACCAATCCTGAATGTGGTTACTCCAATTCTGGATTACCTGATTCAGAAGCTCATTGCAGCGACAAACGCATTGGCACAGTTCTTCTCAGCACTTACAGGCAAGAAGTTCTACACCAAGGCAATACGACAGAACAAAGATTATGCAGATTCCTTAAATAGCGCAGCAAAGGCGGCAAAGAACCTTACCACCGGCATAGATGAGTTAAATATCCTCAGTGATGATAAAAGCGGTAGCGGCAGCAACAGTGGAGCCGATGGAAGCGGATATGAGACGGATGCGGTAGCTGATAAGTACAAAGACCTTGCGGAAATGGTTAAGGACGCATGGGCGGATGCTGATTTCACAGAGATAGGAAGAATGTTCGGAGAGAAGCTAAAAGAAGCTCTCGAAAACATTCCGTGGGATGGAATCAAGGCAACACTGAGAAAGATCGCCAAGAGTATCGCCACATTCCTGAATGGTTTCCTTGAAACTCCTGGGTTATTTACAGAAATCGGAGTAACCATAGCACAGGCAATCAACTCAGCATTTGAGTTTGTGGATTCATTCGTTGAAAACTTCCACTGGAGCAGTCTCGGAACAGCCATTGCAAACCTTATCATAGGTGCATTAGATACTCTGGATTGGACTCTGATAAATAAGACTGCAAAGGGGTTGGCACAAGGAATTGTCGATGCAATCAACGCTGCCCTGCAGACAGAGGATCTTTGGAAGAAAATCGGTACTGCGATTTCCAATACGATAAACTCAGCAATTACTTTTGCAAAAACATTTGTTAATGGATTGGACTGGGCTTCACTTGGAACTGCAATCGGAAATCTTCTCGGCAATGCGATCGCCGGAATTGATTATGACGGAATCGGAGAAACATTTGCCGGATTCGTAAACGGGGTATTTACCGCCGTACTGAATTTCTCAAAGACATTTCCGTGGACGGACATCGCAAAGAACTTTGCAAGCGGTGTCAATACGGCACTGAAAAACATCGACTGGAAAACAGTTAAGGACGGCTTCGACAGTTTCTGTTCTGGACTTGGTTCAAACCTCAATACGGCAATCACAAACATTGACTGGGAGCTTGTCGGAACGACACTCGGAAACAGCATCAAGACACTTTTCAGTGGTCTTGGAAAATTCCTTGCAAAGATAGATTTCAAGAAAATCGGAAGTGACTTTGCGAGTGCGATAAACAAGGCAGTTAAGACTATCAACTGGAAAGAAGCCGGGGGCACAATCAATTCCCTTATATCCGGTGTATGCACACTGATTAACACTTTGATAGATGAGGTTGATTGGTACGAGCTTCTAAAGGGCATAGGAACGGCAATGTCCGAGATTGATTGGGACACAATTCTCAAAACAGTCTTTAAGGTATTTGCAGCCAAGTGGACATTCAAGAATATGTTCAAATGGGTATCATGGACCGCCATTTGGAATGAACTGAAAACAAGCGTTGTTGAGGGAATATCAAAGAAGTTTGGAATTGGATCTGATGATGGAGAAATAAACACTGTCGGAGAGAAAATAGTCAGTGGCTTGCTTGGTGGAATATCTAAATCCCTTTTGCCAGCACCATTGCAGACAGCGTTGAGTTGTTTCGGAAATGTGACAGATGTTGTCAAAGGAATATTTGGCATAGGTGGTTCATCCGATTCAACCGTATTCAGCACACTTGGAAGCAATCTTGTCACTGCTTTCAATGGAGGCATCGGAAAGAAATTCTCAGACTGCCAAGCAAAAGTTACGGAGTGGGCTGGAAAGGTCAATGACTGGTTCTCAGGTACGAGCTTTGGAAAGATTTGCAAAGAGACTTGGGAAACCCACGGTCAGAATATCATAACCGGTTTTAAGGACAAGATAGGCAATGCTTATACCACCACTAAAGACAGCATCACGACTTGGGCTACTAAGGCCAAAGAGTGGTTCAACAATTCATCATTTGGTGGGGTCAACATGGAAACATGGACCGGCTATGCAAATGACATTATCTCCGGTTTCAAGACAAAAGTGGGAAATGCCTATACGCAGACAAAGGACAACATTACCACATGGGCCTCAAAAGCAAAGGAATGGTTTAATAGTTCTTCATTCGGCGGAGTGAATAACGGTACATGGACCACCTACGCAAATGATATTATCACTGGTTTCAAAACAAAGGTGGGTAACACATACACCACAACAAAAGATAATATCACAACCTGGGCGAGCAAAGTTAAGGAATGGTATACGAGCAGCGGTTTTGGAAACATCAATAGCAACACTTGGCAGACCTACGCAAACAATATCATTTCCGGCTTCCGGGAAAAGGTGGGTAACACCTATACCACCACCAAGAACAACATTACTACCTGGGCGAGCAGCCTGAAAGATTGGTTTTCTGGATCTTCATTCGGAAATATCAACAATGCCACATGGACCACTTATGCAGGAAATATCATAACTGGTTTCAGAAACAAAATCGGACTGTCATACACAGATACGAAAAGTAATATCACAACATGGGCTTCAAACCTCAAAACGTGGTTCTCTGATAACGGTTTTGGAGGCATCAATAGTTCTAAGTGGAGTACCTATGCAGAGAACATTATTTCCGGCTTCAAAACGAAAATCGGAAACAGTTATACGACTTGTAAGAGCAACGTTACCACATGGGCCTCAAATGTAAAAACGTGGTTCACAAGTACCTGTTCTTATGACAAGTGGTATGACATTGCAAAAAACGTGGTAGATGGTTTCAAGAACGGTATAGGAAATCTGTACACCACCTGTAAGAACAACATCGAATCATGGGGCAGCAGCATTATTTCATGGTTCAAAGATAAGCTGGATATTAACTCTCCGTCCAGAGTATTCAAACAGTTAGGTGCGTATTCCGTAGAGGGATATAACATCGGTGTGGAGAAAGAGGGAGAGAAAACAAAAGGAATTGTCACTTCCTGGGCGGACTCATTCACTGATATGGACGTGAACCTCGGAACACGTTTGAAAATCAATGATAGCGCATTGAAAGAGTATAGCAACAACTATGGAAGTGATTTCACGAATGAAGCAATCGTGCAGCGTGTGACAAGGGAGGTATCTACAAACGGAGCTGTGCAGGCAACGCTTAATTCCGGCGGAGGTCTGAAAGAAGCTATCAAAGAGGCTCTGGATGATCTGGGAATAACAACCGCCGTGAGTGAGATTTCAAAGAACACCAAGACACAGGCTGATAAGAAAGAACAGACGATTGTTGAAATCGGTGGAAAGACAGTTACGGATGCAGTAACCACACAGCGCAATGCCAACGGTTACAGCTTCCAAGGAGCGTAAAGGAGGGATATGGAATGGCTTATATATCAGTAAATGGTTATGACTTTCCCCCTCCTAAACGTGGGGCAAAGCCAACTGTATCTACAATGGTGGATGCCGGAAGAAATGCCAACGGTACGGTCGTAGGACAGAGAGTTGGGCGAGATCAGTACAAACTCGACACTTTGGAATGGCCGTGGCTGACGGCAGCGGAGTGGAGCCGGATGCTAACGGTGTTGAGTGCGTTTTTCGTATATGTCACTTTCCCGGATCCGGTCACTATGAAAAAAATAACAATAAAGATGTACCCCGGAGATAGGACGGCAGAACCATATTGGATTGATACAGACGGAAATCCAATTACCTATCAGAGTTGCAAAGTAAACCTTATTGATTGTGGAGAGTGATGGTGTATGCAGAAAGTATCAAATGAATACAAGGCAAGCATGAAAAGCTCTCTGAGAGAGCGGTCATATATGATGATTTCATTCGGTCTGGTAAATCAGGAGGCACAGGCCAACGCAACTGTCATGGGAAATAATTTTGCCTATTACTCAAAGCAGACCGGCTTATTCGGTCAGCGAAAAGAGGACACTGTATATGCCACACTCGAACATGATTTCACAAAGGTTGACGGATCCATGTATTTTCTTCCAAGAGAGAATACATCCGGTAACTACTACGACACAGGTTTGATAAGCAAGCCTCTGATTCCGAAAAGTGGATATGAGCTACTTATCGAACTGAATGTTGTGGCAACAGACATTAAAGGCCTGACTATCAATTTTGGAGAGGTTTACCCTACACGTTTTGATATTTTGACAAGTAGCGGTCAGCGAATAGAGATTACAGACAATGATATGTCAGAGTTCAGTACAGAACAGGTGTTAGAGAATACCACCTATATCAAATTCATCTTCTATGAGATGAAAAATCCATATTCCAGACTGAGGATATATTCAATCCAGTTAGGTTACGGTCTTGTGTACTACAACGAGGATATTATGGATTCTAAATTAGACAGTTACATATCCCCGATTTGTGAGGATGTTCCACAGATAGATTTCATGGTTAAATTGCAGAACTACGATCAGTATTTCAATGTTGACAATCCGAACTCTGCAATCAACTTTTTGGAGACCGGTCAGGAGATGTATGTCTGGTATGGCTATCAGTTGCCGAACTCAGACACCATCGAATGGATAAGAGGCGCAAAGCTACAGTGTAGCGCATGGGAAAGTGATGATTACTCCGCAACGATACGATGCCAGGATCTCTTCCGAAACATGGATGAGGAATATTACAAGGGGTGTTATGCTCCGGCAGGAATCACATATTATCATGCGGCAGAACTGATATTCCAAGACGCAGGAATTACAGAGTATTACATTGACCCATACCTCAAAAAGTCAAAAACCAAAAACCCGATACCAAGGGTAAAACACAAAGAGGCATTACAGATTATTGCCAATGCCTGCAGATGCGTACTATCGCAGAACCGGTACGGCAGACCACAGATAAAATCATCATTCGCTCCTGAGTACGACATAACGTGCAACGGAGAGACAGAGTATTCCCATGTGCGGAATATTAAGAGTGAAGTGGCAAAACAGGAATACGCTTCATTCTCTCATAACTACACAACCGTAACTGCGGATATGTATTATCTGCCGGAGAACCAAAGCAAGGCAGATAAATACACAGGATATATTTCATTGCAGCAGTCTGGGAAAGATTGTCTGTTTGAACAAAATCCGATTATTTATATCACGCAGGAAACCGCCTGTATGTACTATGGTTTGCAACTGATGTTCGGATCTTCACTGCCGGACGGCATCATATTCAGAACTTTCAATGATGGTGCAAAGGTTGACGAGTACGAGATAACGGCAGACATTACCAAGAAACTGATTGTCCGCCACGATTTTGATGATTTTGATTTGATGGAGATTGAGTTCACTAAGACGAAAGAACCATTCAATCGAATTGTTGTAGATTACTTCTCATTTGGCGATATAACGGATTTTACAATGGAAAGGCAGGACATGACCTCTTCTCCGAAATCAATCAAACAGGAGCTTGTTAAGGCGGTCAGAGTGCCATGCTATTCATATCAGAAAGGCACAGCCGAAGAAACGCTCATAAGCGAAGAAACGGAAGTAACCAAAGGAGATGTGCAGACATATTACCTTGGAGATCCGACTTATGACTGCCGGGCAACATTCAATGGGTCAGCACCCAACGTAAGCATCATTGAACGTGGAGATTACTATGTAATGGTTAAGTTTCTGATTACTGGCAAGTACCAGTTTGAAATTATAGGACACAGATACAACATTGTTGAGCAGTATGCCACAAAAACACTTAATAGCAGAGGAAAGACCATCACATGGAAAAATCCTCTCGTAAGCGATATGGAAACAGCAAATCACTTGGCGGACTGGCTAGGAGATTACTATAACGCCGGTATTGAGTATGAGTACAATACCCGTGGCAATCCAGAGATAGACGCAAACGATATTGTGTATCAGGAAAATGCGTACCGTCCCGGATTAAAAGTAAATATCTACCGCCATGTTGTGAACTTCTCACAGAGCTTGTCTGGAAAGGTAATTGCCCGTAGGGTATCAGAAAAATAACGGAAGAAAGGAAGAGGAAAATGGATGGCTATTAAATCGGTTAAAGCTATCGTAAACGGTGTAACTACCACACTCACATACGACAGCACATCAAAGACTTACAAAGCAACACTGACTGCTCCGGCAAAATCCTCATACAATCAGTCAGGACATTATTACGGAGTGCAGATCATCGCCACAGATGAGGCAGGCAACAGCACATCGGTAAATCAATCCGATGCAACTCTCGGAAGCAAACTGAGACTTACCGTTAAAGAGAAAACAGCACCAGTTATCACAATCTCAGCACCTACGGCATCACAGTTACTTACGAGCAACCAGCCTACGATCACGTTCACGGTTACGGACGATGATTCTGGTGTGAATCCAGACACAATTAAGCTGCTCATTGATGGATCTGAAATATCCGGTGTTACAAAGACAAAAACATCATCCGGCTATTCGTGCAGTTATAAACCTACGGCGGCACTGGCAGATGGCGTACATACCGTAGTTGTCAAAGCTACAGACTATGACGGCAATGCTGCTACTCAGAAGAGTGTTTCATTCAAGATTGATACCGTTCCACCTGAGTTATCAGTTACAAGCCCGGTAGACAAGCTCATCACAAACAAGACAACTGTTACGGTTTCTGGAACAACAAACGATGCCACATCCAGTCCGGTTACACTGACAATCAATGGTAGCGCAGTGACCGTATATGACGATGGTACATTCTCAAAGGATATTACCTTAAATGATGGCTCCAATACAATTACTATCGTGGCGAAAGATGGAGCTGGAAGAACAACCACAGTCAAAAGAACAGTTACTCTCGATACTAAAGCACCAGTTATCTCAGATGTTTCATTGGCTCCGAACCCGGCAGATGTTGGGGCAACCTATGTAATCTCTGTATCGGTAACAGATTAGGTGGTGGCATGGCAGCTAACATATTAGTAAGAGATGTGTCGATAACTCCGAACCCGGTGCAGACAAAAGGGAAATACACCATTTCTGTATCTGTTGAAGAACTAAAAGGGTTCGCATTTGTCGGCAGCTATGTTGGCTCCTATGCCAATATATCGGATAAGGAAATTCCTGATAAGTTACCACTGTCATACGTTGGCAGATACACGCAAGGATAGGAGGCGAGGAAGATGGCAGACATAGCAAAGGTTACTGGAACACTTGATGATGCAGAACTGAATTTCTCTCACTCCGTTGGAACGGTATACAAAGCCACAGCAAGCATTGATGGGTCTGAGAAAGACCATGTGGCAGTGGTAACAGCTACCGATTCTGCCGGGAACAGTACAACGGAAACAATGGTTGTTTCTATTTCCGGTTCATGGACTACACCAAAAACTGATTGGTATGGCTATACGGATGGAGACGGTATCTATCATGGCGATCGTTTCAACACAGAAGATTTCAACCGCATCAAAAACAATCTTGCCTACCTTAGAGAAATAGCAGTTGCAATGTATCAGGAGTTCTCTATCAACGATCTTGGAGACGATAGGAGCAAAGGCCAATATTTTTATGCAGATGAGATAAACCAGTTGGAGGAAAATATTTCACTTATCGCCGCAAACACATTCAAACCGGATGTTGGAGAAGCACCTTTGTACACGGCAAACGGAAAGATATTCGACTACAACGAACTCAATCGTATCGAAAGCCTGATTTTAGATTTATTTAATCAGCTATTAAACCAATATAGAGGGCGGCAGATGCTTACCTTTAATTTTGGGATAAGGAGGGAGGTGTTCTAAGTGGCGTGGGAACGATTAAAGACAGACTATAAGGATGCCGTATGGTCCGGTTTGCGAAAGTTCATTCCTATTGATAACGGAGACGGAAGTTATTCCGTAAAAGATGTAACCCAGTACACGGTATATGATGAGTCGTTTTTCGGTGCGCTTGACGCAAACCGTATCAACACTGCGGTCAATGCGATCATGGCAGCATTGGAAAATGGAACAGATTTGTATGAGGTATTCACAGAGTTTTTCGAGAATCAGAAAGAAGAGTTCAATAAACAGGCAAATTTGGATCTCGATACATTCAATGTTTTCCTTGACAATCTGCAGGCAACAGCAAATGCGGATGTGGTGCAGTTAAAAAAGGACTACACAGCAGAAATGACGGCATTTGAGAACAATCAGGAAACTTTGTTTAATCAATGGTTCGCAATGATAAAAGATCAGTTGTCAGCGGATGCAGCCGGAAAATTGCAGAATGAAATTAACGATGTGGAAACCCACATTAGAAACCTTGCAGTGAAGATACATTTCAACGATACCGTTGGAACTGCTGCTGCAATAACTGTACAAAATGTAACATCCGGTAACAAATACATCGTTACAGATTTTACTCAGCCGTTATATCTGACTGAGGCCGGAGAATACACCATAAGCATTGCGAATGATAACTACATGATAGCACCAAAGACATTCTCAATCAGCAATGCAGATCTTATGACACATAAGACTTTCAGAATCATGGACGGAAATGGTTTAGCATTTGTGGACGGATTTGTTGGAAGCTATGTAAATAAATAACGGAGGTAGACAAAATGAGAGATTTCCCTAAGAGACTTGCAACCGCCGAGGACATTAGAAATTGTAAATCCTTGGTGGATGATGGCGCATTTGCAGCAAAAGATCTGTTGGAAGCCATCGAAGATCTTGAAAGCATGAATTATCTTCATTGCCCGGTTCTTGCGGTAGGAGAGGATAAGAAAACTGTTACCATTCACTATTGCGCTGAGGCAAAAGCAAATACAAAGGCGATTGTCGGAAATAAGACGGTAACAATCACAAATGTAACACACGAAGAGGGCGAACCGGATGAGATTACGGGAGAGAAACAGTTGGAAACGACCGTTATCTCCACATCCGCTATGGTATCTGTGGATGCAACAGAAATCGCAGTTACCGCACCATACACCATTTACGAAAGTCTCGGCATGACAGCCGAAGAACTGAATCAGATTAAGGAGGAATTGGCTAATGAGTAAATTCTACGGTTATGATGAAGCAATGGAAAATGACATTGCGAAGATAACCACCCCGAAACTTGCGCTTATGTCCGATGTTGTTGCATCTGACAAGAAGTTTATTCGCATGGAGAACGGTTTCCTTACTGTTATCGCAGGAGTTCTGATTGCGGTAGGTAATTCTGTTTTTAAGACAGAAAAAACCACTCTTACAGCGAGCAACTTGGACGGAACAGCAACTAAGTTTGAGGTGGGAAAGGACTACTGCATTTATATCTGTGATCCTACCGGTGGAGATGCCACAAACTTTGCCGCAGAACAGTATCGTATTTCCCTTAATACGACATATCCAAACGGTTATACGGCAGTTACATCAAGAAAAATCGGTGGCTTCCATTACGGCGTAGTCAGAAAAACAAATAGTTCCGGTATTCCAATCAGCGCATCAGGCGCGGCATTAGGAAGTGGATGGGAAACAAACGTAGCGGAGGGCATTGTACCTAATTCCGTTTGGACTCTTCTCCACAGACCTACTTGTGATCCTACCGGAATGGTATTCATAGGACCGTTCTGGGGCGATATTTACCTTTCATCCGATAACGGAGCCAGTGGTTTGCAGAGCAAAAAGGGTGTTGTGCCGATTACTGGAACAGAGGGCTTGAACTGGTATATCGCCAATGAGAGAGCTATGAGAGTAGGAAAAAGACTTCCTACCTACGCTGAGTTCTGTAAGGGTGCATACGGATCTCCACAGGGAGAGGATGGCAACAACACTTACGCATGGTCTGCGACCTCGAATACAGCAAGAACCACTTGCGGAAATGTCAAGAACGCTGTTTCTGCAACGAACGTTCGAGACCTCGTAGGAAATGTCTGGAAGTGGTTGGATGAGTTTATCCACGATCCGACAGGCTCATCTTGGAACTGGTATGACGTTATGAGCGGTCAGAAAGTTGGCCAGCTTTACATGGCCAACAACACTGGCTTGCACGCGCTCGTTGGCGGTGGCGACTGGTACATCGGGGTTCACGGTGGCTCGCGGACTGTGAATTGCGGCATTTCTCCGTGGCACGTGCACACGGTCATTGGCGTGTGGTGCGTCTGTGACTCGCTGTAAGCTGATGGGGACCGGCGAAAGCCGAGTCCCCTTGCAGTTGAAAGGTTGGGTGTAATGGCATACGAAAGCAAATATGAAAATCCCTCCACTCTGAAAATGGACTACGTTCATACAGAGGCACACCAGATGGCATACGATCTCTCGGTATATCTCCACAGAAAAGTAAGGGATATGCCACATTACGAGAAATTCACTCTGCAAAAGGATATACGAGAAAGCATAGACGGAATCATGGATGAGATAGAAACATATGAGAAATCAAAAACAATCAGCCACCTTTATGCAGCCGATAGGTTGAAAGGAAAACTGGTTCGGAAAATCCGAATGTCGCACGATCTTAAATATTCCGCAATGAATGACAGAGTATACGAATATTGTGCAACACAGATCGGTATTCTCGGTGCGTATATCGGAGGGTTAATAAACAAGGCACAAAAGGAAAAGAAATCAAAATAAGCAACTATCTTGGGGTAGCTGTTAATTCGCACTGTCGCTCCGTGGCTTGCACGCGCTCATTGGCGGTGGCAACTGGAACAACGGGGTTCACGATGGCTCGCGGACTGTGAATTGCAACAATTATCCGTGGAACGTGAACACGAACATTGGCGTGTGGTGCGTCTGTGACTATTTAGAAAACTGTCAGATTGGTGGAGCTACGGCTTGCCAACAAGGATTATTTGATAATCATTTATTGAATAGTCAGACGGCTATCCCGACCCGTGCAAACCGGGCGAACTTAAAACAGCGAAGCCAAATAGTAGCGAAAGCGAAGGAAGTGTGGCGTAAGCATTATTTATGAAGAGAATAACAGGTCTTATGAAAAACATCTGTACCATGAAGAACGCATTGATCGCATATCAAAAGGCGAGGCGGTGCAAAAGGTACAGACCGGAGGTTTTGGAGTTTGAAGCAAACAGAGAGGAATACCTCAGCAAAGCCATCCGGGAATTGGAAAGTTTGACATATACTCCTGGAAAGTACAAGGTATTCAAAGTTTGGGAACCCAAAGAGCGTATAATCATGGCTTTGCCATTTTACGATAGGGTTATCCAACATATGATTGTCAATTACATAGAGCCGATATTTGAGCATCAGTTCATCTACCATTCCTATGCTTGCAGAAAAGGGAAAGGTGCTCACAGAGCCAGCAAGCAGTTGACAAGGTGGTTATATAATCTGGAAGTCGTGCAAGGCAAATCAGTCTATGTACTGAAAGCCGACATACATCATTACTTCCAGAGCATAGACCACAAGGTTCTGAAAAGAGAAATCAGAACCTACATTAAAGACAAGGACTTACTCGTAATCCTTGACCGGATAATAGACCATAATGGGATATTCCCGGACGGTGTCGGCATACCGGTTGGAAATCTTACGAGCCAACTATTTGCCAACGTGTATTTACACCGATTGGATATGTTCGTAAAACATACACTTCATGCGGAACATTACATGAGATATATGGATGATTTTGTGATTATATCAGATGATCTCGAACAGTTGAAACGGTGGGAGAAACAGATAGAAATATTCCTTGCGGATGTTCTTAAATTACAATTAAATCCAAAAACAACCATTGTTTATGCAAAGAACGGAGTGGATTTTGTTGGATATAGGCATTGGAACTCTACGAAGAAAATCAGAAAGGATGCTATGCGTAGGCTGAAACGCCTTATGAAGAATTTCAAAGATGGAACTATCACGGAAGAATTTTTCGATAAATCGTTTACAAGTAGAATTGGTTCGATAAAACACGCCGACACCTACAATCTGGTGCAAAAGATCACCTGTGAAGCAAAGGAGTTAAAGGAAAGTCATGCGTGATGGAAGTTATGTCATTGTAGATAGGCTGTGTGAGGCAACCACACAACTGCTTGAAATAATTAAAAAGCAGGAAGAAATCATTGAGCAGTGCAGAATATCGGATGAACTGCATAAAGAACTCGATGATATGAAAAACGACGTGGATCAGAAGATGGATTTAATTGAGTATGATTTGAGATCATACAGACGGGAGTGTGAAGAATGATAGATTTTATTGTGAAATATTGGATCGAGTTTCTTTTTGGATTGATAATCAGCGGAATGGGCGTGATGGCGAAGCTGATGTACAATCAGCACTTAAAAAACAAAGCCATTGACAAGGGCGTAGAAGCTCTTTTAAGAAATGGTATCGTTCAGACATACAATAAGTGGTCTGAAAGGGGTTACTGCCCTATATACGCACGAGAGAACGCCACAAGGATGTATGAACCTTATCACATACTTGGCGGAAATGATGTTGCGACAGACTTAATCGAAGATCTGAAAGGACTGCCGACAGAACCGCAAAAGAAGAAAGAGGGTGTAGAAGATGATACTTAAAATTCTTATAGGTTTCGCTCTCGGTTACATTGCAGCTTGCGTGACATTTTACATCCTGCAGAAAAGGGAGCGTAGGCGGAGAAAAGAGAAGAAAAAGAAAGTAAGCCTGAACACCTATGCAAAGGTAGCCACTACTGCGGTATTGGCTCATGGGATGATCCTTACATCGTGTTCCTATATCCTCTCATGGATAGGTATGGATCCGGTGGTGGATGTATCAAGCACAATCGTCAAAGAAATCGTAGCTCCATTGGTGGTTTACCTTGGGACAAACACGATTATGAACATCTTTGAAAAGAACAAACTCAGTTTTTCAGTACCAATCAACAGCACCGTCATAAGCAAAGACGGAACCACACACAAAGCCTCTGATGATGAGGCAGTAGGATAGGAGGTCATATTATGACAATGGAATTTTTAATTGTAGCACTGTTCGCAGTATCATTACTCACAAACCTTACCGTTGAGGGAATCAAGAAACTTCTGGATAAGAAATCGGTTGACTACTCATCAAACGTGATGGCAGCAGTTACCGCAGTCGTTATCTCCGTGGCACTGTCCGCCGGGTATCTGATTTACACAGAAACGATGCTTAACGCAAAGATCGGCGTTGAACTTATTGCCCTTGCGTATCTGAGTTTTTTGGTTGCTACGAATGGCTACGACAAAGTTATCCAGGCAATTAAGCAGATCAAACAGATCGGCAGCAGTAATTGAATATTTAAGAGCCATGAGCCGGGTGCATGAACGCATCCGGCTTTTTCTTTAGGAGGCGATGCGTAATGGCTTTAAGAGGCAGTACGGCGCAGGAGAGGGCATGGAACTTCTTTTGTGACAAAGGACTTAACCATTATGCCATTTCCGGCGTAATGGCAAGCATAAGAGCCGAGAGTGGTTTTAATCCAAGAAATTTGCAGAACAGTTGTGAGAAGAAAAGCGGATATACGGATGATACCTATACTGCCGCAGTAGACAACGGCAGCTACTCAAATTTTATCAGAGACTCTTTTGGATATGGGTATGCTCAGTGGACGTATTGGAGCAGAAAACAGAATCTTCTCAATTTTGCCAAGAAAAAGAAAACATCCATCGGAGACGAAGAGATGCAGTTGGAATTTCTGTGGGAGGAATTATCTGGCGCATACAAAGGCGTTTTGGCAAAACTCAAATCCGCAACCTCCGCACAGGAGGCATCCGATATTGTCCTGACTGGGTATGAGAAACCAAAGGATCAGGGAGAAAAGGTAAAAGCCACAAGAGGATCTTATGCCAAGGAATATTACAACCAGTTTGCAGTTAAAAAGGAGGAAAAGACGATGAAAGTAATTGTTGGAAGTGCGAGAAGAGATGAGAATGGGAAATACTCTGGCGGTAAGCCGGGAGATCAGGATGGCGTAGAGGTAAGCACGCAGGATTATTACGTTCATACTAAAGGATGGTATATGTACCGTTTCCTGAGTGACGAACACGCAAAGAAAGCCGCAAAGGCAATGTGGGATGCCTGCATGAATGACAATGTTGGCTACTGCCAGGCGCACAGATCCATTATTACCATGCTGCAAAAGTATGGAAGCATGAAAACAATCGGAGAAAAAACAGAGACAGATTGCAGCAACCTCGTAAGAGGATGTATCTACGAGGCGACCAGTATTGACTTAGGTAATTTCAGCACCGCAACGGAGCCGTCAGTATTAGAGAAATCCGGTCTGTTTGCGAAAAGAGTTTCCGTTACGGCATCAACAAAGTTCAAACCGGGAGATATTCTGGTTACAAAGAGCAAAGGACATACCGTTATCGTTGTTTCCGTAGATGGTTCTGCTCCGAGTGGCAGCACATCCACATCCAAACCGGCAGCGTCCGGCAGTACAACAGTAAAGGTTGAGAGCGCAAAAAGTAAAGATGCAGCAATCGCCGGAAAGTACAAAACAACTGGCAACCTGTACCTGAGAGTTGGAGCCGGTACTGGAAAATCTGCAATCACTTTAATGCCGACCGGATCACTGGTACAGTGCTATGGGTACTACACAACCTACAACGGCACACGCTGGTATTATGTGACATACGGAGACAAAACCGGATTCTGCTCATCTGCATATTTACGAAAAGCCTAAAACGGAGTAAGATGGAATAAAATCGAAAAGAACTTCGTTGGTAATATGCCCGTAATATACAAATGGAAGTAAAAACCGCATAAATACTGAAACCTTGTGCTACTGCTATGCTTGCTCAGGGTGTTTGCTAATTGTATATTTCCAAATAAAAAGGAAAAGTCCTGTAAACGATGCGTTTATGGGACTTTTCTTTTATATATGTAAAACTAATTATAAAGAAGTAGATGTGCAAAAAATGAGAATAAACGGTTGCGCGTTTGTGCAATTTTTCGTATTTTTTCTCAAAACCAGGAATATAGTACCGTAGAACTGACCAGAAAAACGCAGGAACTTTTTTCGACTTTGTGCACACTTATCCGGCCGTCCATGGTATTATAATACCTGTAAAA